CCCAGTGAACGAGACGTTTCCTTGTTCAACACCGCATAAAGATGGGTGTTCGCTCGCTGCCCTCATCACCGAAGCCGAACAGGAGGCGCGAGAAGGCGGGTGGAAGCCGGGAAGTGAGCCGCCGGAGGATGACAGGCTTGTGGAAATTACAACTTTGGCTTATTACTCAAACGGGCAGTGGTACAGCGAAAATGATTGCCGTGTTCCAATGATGTACGAATGGAGACGCCGCCGCACGCCGCCGCCATTTCCCGGCAATCCCGACCTCCCGCCGCTGCTGGAGCAGAGCGAGGTGAAATCGTGAGCAAGTACCATTGTTCTGCCTGCGGCGTCGAACTCACGCCGTGGACACAGACGCCCTGCCCGAATAGTGAAAGTGGATTGCACCCGATCAACGATGAAGACTTCAAAGCGCACAAGATTGAACAGCAAAAAGAATGGGAACGACTTCAGGTTGAGGCGGGTGTGCCGACATTTGAACCGAGCGCAGACGAGATGCTGGATTGGCTTCAGAAGAAGCGTGAAGACGATGACCAATTCACGCAATGGTGCATCGATCTTGACCGGGAGGAACCGCTTCTGAGTTTCGCTGTGAGTGCGTACAAAGCGCGGCATGGAGAATTTCTGTCGCTGGACATTCGCGAAGCAATCCGAGCAGCGATGAAAGCCGAGGAGATAAGCACGACCAGTCGCCCAGGCATCCACGCAGCATTCTTGTGTCCCCAATGTAAACAGCGAGCAGTCACGCCGCATCGATGCGACAAGGACGGGCCGGGCGAGTACGTCGTGGCGTTTGTGCGCGATCCTGTGGTGCGTAGACCGCCTGTATTCCTTGACCCTCGAGACTTTGAAGACGACGAGGAGGCGGATCGATGACCGGCCCGCGCCGCCTCTGCAATTCCTGCCGCCTCCGGCACGCTGAACCGTGGTCCACAGATTGCAAATTGTGCATGGGGCTAGAGAGGGAGCGGAGGAAGCCGAGGAGTTTCGTTCCACTTTTCGGTTCAGAGATCAGGGTGCTCCCAAACGTCGGCGAGTGTATACGGCACAGGCGCAGGGGATGTCAGGAATGTGTGGGGGAGAACAAATGACGTTCCCCGTTGAACGCCGATGCTTCTTTTGCCACAAGCCCTTCACGTCCCATGAATTGAGAGAGATCTATTGCTCAGCCGATTGTGTTCGGGCACGTGAGACGCAGGAGCGCGAGTCTAGGTGTCAAAAGCAGTGGGCTACTAGAAGGTCACTGCCGCAAACTGCCCGAACACGACCGTCTGAGCCGCACCGCCGCCCTTCGAATACGTGACGACCAGTTCCTTCAAAATCTGAGGGTACGGGTCTTTCGGATTGACGCCCCAACTCGGATCGCTCAGGCACGGGCCGTTGCCGTTGACGCTCGCATCCGAGTACACGAAGAAGGGTTTGCCAGCAGCCACAAGCGCCTGCACGACCGCCGTACAGTCTTTGAACGTCGTCGTGTTGGCTACCTGGCGGTACTTGGCGCTCAGGATCGTGATGGCGGTTCCGGTGTCGGTCGTTCCGCCGCCGCCGGTTCCTGCCAGCACCGCGTCAATCTTGGGCTGAACAGAAGTCTTCCACGCCTTGAGGTCGTTGATGTCGTTTTGAGCCTGTACTAAGGCTAACTGTGGATCAAGTAACATGTGCGCACAACTCCCTTGGATCGTTCCGTACATTTTCTTGGCGTAGTAGCCCGCCGCCCTCTGGACCGCACCGACAGGCTGACCCGCGAAAAACAAATGCAGCTGCTCCTGCCCCCACCAGTCGATGTAGCAGCAATTGCAGTAGGGCGTCGAGATCGCAGTGACCATCAGGTTGTCATCCGACCACCATTCATCTTGTTCGGAGCCGAAGATCACCTCCAGGTAAGCACCGGGGTTCGCGGCTCGCCATTCCTTGCTCGACCCGGTGTTATAGAGCCGGTTCCAAAACCCGCCGTCCAGGTTGATGTTACACATCACCGGCCGCGCCGCAATGATCGCCCACTCGCCGTCCTGAAAGTCGTTGTTATCGCCTGTCTCGGTCAGGCCCGTCATCTCGTGCACGGTCCAGCCGGCAGGGATCTGCGCGCTTGCCCCTGCGCCAATGTCGGCATAGGGTGGAAACGCGAAATGATCGTCTACCGCGACTTCCGGCGCATACAGAAATGGAAGCGGGTTCATCTGGTCGGTAAGCCAGTCCCTGTATTTCTGCGCGCTTATCCGCGTATCCGTGCTCTCGACGTTGAATGGCCCGATTCGCCCGAACGCCCCGAAGGGATCAGCCTCAGGCTTGCTCGTCACGATATTTCCGCTATCGACCGTCATCGGCCCCGGCGCGAAGTAAATGCCGTCTCCAGGCACCGCGTCCGGCACGTGACCGAATGGGAACTCGTGAAGCACAGGGAATGGGATACTATCTCCCATCAAGTCGTTATAGTCGCATTGCCCCTGCGCTAGTATCCGATCCCGCAAAGCCGAAAGGCTCTCGCCTGGCTGCATGGTGATGCGCGGCAGGACGGTGAAGCCGGAAGGGCAGGCCACGCTCTGCCGGAAATCGCGAAGATACTGCTCATAGGCCGGCAGCAGGTCGGCGCAGTCGGTTTCGATTTGCTGGTCTGTGATCAGCCTGTACGTGGGCATTTCATCCCCCTCACCACGCCCCTCACCACCGCCTCATCCATCAACCTTCTCCGCTCAACATAAGCCGCCAGAATGCGCTGCCTCGCGGCACGGCGGGCTGGAGGTTCGGGAGTGGGAAGGCGTTTGCGGTAGTTGGCGGTGTTGAAAGTTGGCACGCGGGTTACTCCTTCACGCCTCTGCGCACAAACCCGCCTAGCCGATCAGCGGCGTCACTGAAAGCCTTAAGCCGCTTGTCAATCTCGGCCCGAAGTTCCGGCGTCTGTTCCGCACTCTCGTAAAGATGCTCAAACGTTTCTCGTTCACAAACGTACGTCTCACCCATCGCGCCCTTGATGACCCAATCTCCAAGCCTGCACTCGTGGTCTCCACGAGGACAGGTAACGCGTATGGAGCCGCTGTTTCCGGGAAGTCCGTACGTCGGCAAATCGTGACCGATTAATGCAATGATGGGAGCCGTGTCGCCGGTCCACTGAACCGCTTCAATGACAATTGGCGTTCGGCGGAACTTGGGCATCAGACCTTCACCATCCATCCGCCGCCGTTGCCACGGCTCACATCACCGTCCGCATTCATGCCCGCGATTGTGGCCGACGGGAGTTGCTTGAGGTTCCAATCGGCATAGTCGGCCCCGCTGTGTCCCGGTGATTGGTCTATCCATGTGAACGAAACTAACCCTGCATCGTGCAGGAACTTGCAGACTGCGCCGGGTCCGTACACACCGACCTCGTACGTCGTCTTACCGATTTGACCGTGCCGCTGAAGGCTCTCTCGGACTGCCTGAAAATACTGGACTACTTTGGTCGGGTTGATGTCGAGATCGACCGCGTAGTAAATCGGTGAGTTGAACGGCTGTCCTAGATGTTGGCAAAAAGCGAATGAACCTGCTCCGTCCATTAGTCCCTGCGCCCGCGTGAAGTAGCTTTCCTGGTCGCCTATCTCCCACACGGTGCAGATGTAGATACCCGCCTTCGAAAGTGCCCGCACTTCCTCCGGTGTCATGTTCTTCCACGCACTGTGGGAGGCGTACCTGCACACGAAGGAGATGCCTGCCGCCTTGATCGCTGGAATATGGGGCGTGCAATCTTGAGTTGTATCGAGGCCGCGTGATGTGCTCATCTTATCGCACTCCAATCCTTGCCAGTCGTATCCACTCTCACCGGCCCCCGATTGTGCAGGATGTTCTCGCGCTTGCGCTCTTCTTCTGCGACGTTGTAGGGGATCGGTCCTATCTTTGGAAACCTGAACGGTGCGCGCAAGTGCAGAACGATGCGTCTTTCGCCGCGCCATTGATCTTGGCGGGTTGTGGTGTCGATGCTCATGGCGATTCGGCTCCAGACAAAGAAAAATCCGCCACCCGTTTGAGTAGCGGAACGTCGGGTACGTATTCGGTTTCGGCCTCGTGATAGCCGAACGGAGGTTCCTCGTTCAGCGGCGGATCGTGCTCCCACGGCGTGCCGCGCAGGTCGTAAGCCATCGCCTCGTTTCGGCGGCGCGTGTTCGATCCGTAGCATTCGCATTTACCGACGATACGCCAGCATTTCCCGCATTCGCGCCAACGCAAGCGATCGCAATTCCAATTGCGGCCCTCGTTCCTCATGAACGAACGAAGTATGTCCTGCCAGCGCGCCCCGCGATAACGAGGGAACATGCTGCGCGCAACCTGGTCGTCGTTGAAATCATCCACGGCGCGGTTGTAGGCGGCCTTCGTGCGCTTCTCACGCTGCGGCCGCCGCCAGTCTCTTGTTCTCATTCGTCTCCTCCTGTAAGTGCTAAGACAGCCTTACAGGAAGGTAAATCGCGGGGGCATGTGTGTTCTCCGGGTCTGGGCATGGGAAAAGCCTCCGCTCGGTGGTGAACGGAGGCTTGATGGAAATGGTTTTGATCCTGCGGGCCGGGTCGTGTCCGGCTACAGTCGGCGGCTTTGCGGGCCACTTGCAAACGCCGCTTGGTTTATCTAGAATTGAAAGCGGTCGGACTGTCAGGCTTTGCTTGAACGTGGACAACCCACGTTGCCGCAGGGTCAAATCGCTAATCCCAGCTCTACGTTTAAGTTCGCACGGCGGAGCGGGTCACGCCTCGATCACACCGGGGGCGGTTGGCCTTAATGCGAGCTTCTCTTTACGGTTTTAATCAGGGAGTTCAATTCCTTCACTATGCCGCTTACGCAATAGCAGATATACCACCAGAGCAATTGCGTTTGCAGAACTACGAGTAGTGTAAGTACAAGCCATATTAACACTTGCCGCATTGGTTTTGATCCTGCGGGCCGGTCGCTACTCCGGCTTCCCTGTTGCACATCGGTGGCACGTCGGCCTTTTGCCCTGAACCGTCGCTCAGAACTCAGCCGCGCGTGTGTCTACTAACCCCGTAAGGTCGGGCGCCTCGTACTGGCAGCGTGTCTGCTTTCCACGCTGCCGCAGACCAAATCGGTAAATTGAACGAGTGTCTGTGACTATTATACCCTGCCACTAAACTTCTTCTATGCTCAACGTCACCCAGTCGATAGCGTTTATGGCTTTCTTCAATCCTTCTGAACGGGGCGTGTCTCCGTAGACATCGTTCAGAATTATCTTGAGATTCCAGTTGTAGCCTTCAGCAACAATGTGTTTGCTGAATACAGTTGAGTGTGCCCGTTTACTATCAATCTCAGATACCATGATTCGGCGCGCAAGGTGTTCGACTACCGTATCATCCTCGTGAGTGAACCACACGCTAGGCCAATCTACGCCATGCCCCGAGCACGAAGAATTGGTCACAAATCCAATCGCGTTCATGGCATCACAAAGAGGTACAATCTCTTCATCCAACTTTTCGGGATAGTCGGGATCATATCTGACTGTATGCCAATCAGCCATTTCCACCGCCCCCACTGCCCGCCGTCTCCACCGGCTCGGCAGGTTTCTCTATCATATCAGGCCCGACCGGAACCGGAACATCGCTCTGATGAATAGGACTGGGCGTGATGTACAGACCACTCGCAATCAGCCCAACCAGGATCGCATCGATCGTCACGCGCCATTCTTCGGGCAGTTGGTGCGTGTTGGCGGAGTAGTAGCCGACCCCGGCACAGATAGCCGTGCCTATCATCTTCGCGACCCGGTAGAACGTGCGCCATTGATCTTGTGTCACGGCTGCGCATCTCCTGGTTGTGGCGGAGTAGGAGGGTCCGGTATCACCGGCTGCATCGTGTGGTAGATTGCGGGCGGGTTGGTCGTCAAGATCGGCGGCAGGTCAACGTCCACCATCGGCGCGAAGTGAAGCGCGATCTCCGCAATTTCCTCGGCGGTTGCTTCGATGCGCTTGCCGGTCTTGAGTGTCCAGATTTCGCGGGTGCTTTGGACTTTCATGGAGTGCTATAATCTCCTCATGGAACCTAATCTTGACGGCTGGCTAATCAGCGACGCTATCGCCCACCTGCTGAAACTCGCAGCCCCGCCTCTAAAAGCCCCGGAACCGCACGTAGAAGCCACGCACAGCGTCAATACGGACGAGGGTGGGCATTGGGGCTTCTGTGACGTGTGCGAGCATACGTGGCAGTTCTGTGAGTGTGACGACTGACCGCCAAACAGCAAACAGCCCGCATCTAAAAATAGTGCGGGCTGTCGCCAGGAAGTAACTTGAAACAAAACAACGGTCTGAGGGCCGAAGTTGCGTACAGTATACCCGACGACTAGGGAAAAGCTCTGCCGTCTAGCCGCACATCCTGCCTCACCCCGTTCAAATCATAGATCAACTCGATCGAGAACTTCACCGAAAAGAGTTGAATAATCGGCCTCACCGCAATCCGCGCATTCGCCTCGGAAACGCCGTCGAGCGTGATCGTCGCGTGCCCCTTCGCGTCAATCGTCGCCTTGATCGTATCGACCTTCGAAGGGTCTACGAGGTCGGCGTACGTCCACGAGGCAGTCGCGACCTGATGAACAACATCGAAGCCCACGCTGTGCGCCGTGACCTTCGCCTTCTGGACGCCCTGGAAAGAAACGTGATCCCACCGATCAGGCGGCAGGGCTTTGAACGCGCCGACCGGCAGGTTCCCGGCAAGCCCCTTGATTTCGTTGAATAGGTCTATGCTCATTGTTTTCTCCTCAGTACCTCGGATACCAGAACCCCGGCGCGATGTGCAGGAACACCTGCAACAGCCAGATCAAGCACAGGACCGCAAGCACGACCTGCACGACCTGCTTCACCTTCGCGTCGAGCGGTAGTTGCCCCAATATGTAAAAGAACAGCCATATCACCAGTGCTGTTATAAGTAAACTGATTATCAAACTCATTTCTTGCCTCCGTCTACCTCGTGTACCAAGATCGGGTTCTCTGGCGTTTGGATCAGCTCAACCTGCTGGATCACCGGCAACGCCGCCGCGAGTTCCGCGACGGCCGCAATCTTCTCGTTAAAGCCGTTCGCTTTTTCAAGCGCCTCGACGTTGACCTGCGTGTTCGCACGCAACTCACGCTTTACATCCTCGATTTCCCGCTTCAATAGCGCCGCGTGCTCTTCCACGAGCTTTTGGGACAGTTCAAGGTTGCTTGCGATCTCGGACTGCCTTTTCTCCTCCCGCGCTTCCATGCGTCGCTTCTGGAGCCACGAGAAGATGCTGTTAATCAAAATAAGAACGGCCAGCAGAAGCTGGCCGTAGATTTGCGGGAGATGCAGCGCCCAGTGCGGGAGTGTCACAGTTTCAGTCCTCTAGTGATGGAGTAGTTGCCGGATACTGTCGAGCAGCCAATACGCTGCAAGCGCGCACATCGCGATACGCGAGATGTCTTTCACGAGACCGAACAAGCAGATGTGTTCGACCACCTGCTTAAGAACAAACGCTTTCATCGTTCTTGCCTTGCCGAAAAGTGCGACAGGCAGGGCCGCAGGTATCTCCATCACGACAATGCGGGGCCGCGACGGAGAGCATCTATTGTCAAGCGTCGTCACAGAGTTTCCACCTTTCAAGGTTTTTCTTTGTTGTTAGCGGATAATGACGCGCCAGATATGTAACTTAGGTTATACCACTCTTTGCGATGATTGCAAGATTAAATTTTAGAGCGTGACCCGAACCGCACACGTAATCGGGTATAATAGATACTGTTGTACGGCATTGCGAAGCGGCGCGTGCTACGGTCCAGCCTGGTCTTCTATTGCAAAGCCGAGTTTCGTCCTCCGATGTTAAGTCATGTAGTGCAAGGAAAGCCCGTCTAATCTTTCAGACGGGCTTTATAACGTGACCCTGATCCCGAGCGCGCCAACCTGCCTGTCGTCCCCGTCGCTCGGTGTCGCCGTAAACTTCATCACATACAGGTCGCTCACAAGGCCCACCGTGGACGGATCGAAATCCTCGAACCCGACCGTCCAGACGGTATCCGTCCCGCTCCCGCCGCTCGAATTCAGGAACGTACCAGGGGCGTCGTCGATCGGATCGCTCCCGGCGAGCGTCGTCTCATCGGCCTTATAGAGCGAGCACGAGACGGCGCTGACGATCGTGGTGCTCTTGAACGTGACGATAATCGCGAGGTTGGTCACGCTCGTCAGTCGGCGCTCACAGTAGGCATCGCAAGGCATGGGCTGTTCCTTCTAGTCTGCCGAACCGAATGTCGCGTTGTTGGGTGCGCTGCTAAACGTAGCGTCGTCGGTTGCGCCGCTGAATTTGGCGGGGTTGTAGGGTGGTGTGACAGCGGGCGCACCCGGAGTGAACCCGCGCAGGACGAGTTTAGGCGTGCTGCCGAACCCGCGTAGGATGATCGTGCTCTGAAGCGCCATTACGTCGCTCTCGTGATGCTCGTGGGGGTCGTAGCATCATTGGTATTGAGCGTGAAGGCGGTCGTTGTGCCGTCGAGCTTCTTGACAGTAACGACCGTCCCAGCCGCGCTCATTTCTGTAAGCATCTGCATGAGTACGAAGAGGGATTGAACCGGTGTCGGTGCCGCGCCGTCTGCGTTGTAACTCTCGGCCATCGCGACCGTGCCTTTTGCGAAGTCGTAGGCATTCGTGAGTGTCATTGCGGACCCGACAGCGGCGGGTGAGGAAGGTAGGTTGTCGGTTTTCGCTTTAATCGCTGCGATCTCGGTATCCACGAGTGGGTAAACGTCGCCAGTCTGTGGAGTGTTGCCGGTGAGCGTTGTCACGGTATCGACCAACACCAGGTGATCCATCGTCGCAGCAGGAGTAGCGATGTTGAAGAACTTTTTGAACGCCGCCGCGATCTGGCCCGCCGTCTCAGTCAGCGCGGTGCCAAGAATCTGCGCGAGATTGGCTTTCACCACGCCGTTGGTGAAGTCGAGCTGCCCGGTTCCCGTCCCCGTACTCAGAAGCACGCTCGCGCCAATATCGCGCCCGGTCTGCGCCGTTCCGCCGATGTTGACCGCGTTGACCCCGATCTGCGCCGAGGAGGCTGAGACAGCCGCCCCCGCCACGCCCACCATATCGGTCTTGACGAGCGCCGAGCCTGCCGTGCCGGTGAAGTTGGTTGGCTGGGTGGTGCCAACGTTGGCGTTGACCGTGGTCGCTGTCGAAGCCGCGAGCAGTCCGCCATTGGTATTTGTGGCATTCGTGACGATCGCATCGTAGACCGTCGCCGGAACCACCTGCCGCTCGATCATCGGCATCTGATAAGTTGACTTGTTGCAGGTAATCTGGAAAGCACCGAGGGTGTCGGTGTTGCCGGTCGTGAGCACGAGAATATATTGACCGTTCGCGATGACTGTCAGAGAAGCAGCAGAAGCAAGTGCAGTGAGCGTCCCGCCGTTCTTCGAGATCGACAGGTCGCCGATGACGGCGCTCGCGTACTCTGCGCCCGTGCTGTCGAGGATGGGGCCGACGACAAGCGTTAGGGCTGTTGATTGTTTGGCGAGCAACATCAGGCGATACTCCCTGCACAGAGGATGCGGCGGCGGCGGTTGCCGGTTGCGATGACGACTGGTATCGACCAAAACCGCCCCGTCTCCAGCCAGTTCCAGCGGTTGGGGTTGCCAGCCTTGGTTTCTTGGTAGAGAGCTTTACACTCCGCGTCTACAAGTCCTCGGTTGTAAATCGAAACACGACTCACCCATGATCCATTGGCAAGAGGAAAGGTGCCTGTTGACCGCTTGCCAATCGTTGTTGCTAAGCTCCTGCTCGTAAAAGTTAAAGTCGGTGACGATCCGGCTTTATTCACGCCGTTCAAAAATGTCTTGCCAAGATTATTCACCGCGCCTGAAACCGACACGATTAAATTGTATGGCGTGTTTGTCGCAATAGAGCCCGCAGTAGTAAACGAGTTAGCTCCGTAGCATCCCGCCATAAGCCGCGTGGTGCCATCAACAAAAACCTCAAATGAATTACCGTCGCTGGTGTACGAGGACAATAGGCCCTGGAAGGCAGACGTGCTAGTAACCAGAAAGTCAACGACGACTGTAAAATCGCTACTCGGCCAAATTCCCGCGGGTAACGAAATCTTGCTTGATCCGTCGAACTGGACGCGGCCATAGCTTCCAGGTGCTGCGCCACCGCGCCACCCAGACGGTGTGATCGCAGTGTCCAACGTGCCATCATGTGCATTCCTGCCCCCACGCACCAGGTCGCGGAAAGTCTGGCCGCCGCGCCACCCTGAGTTTGGCGGGATTGCCCACTCACTAGTTAGGCCAATGTTCAGCGGGTGCGACCAGTCAATCGGGCACGCAGGGTCCACTATCGCAGAAGTGCCGGGAATAATCCTCGCCATCTAAGGCACTCCTTACGCGATTGGCGTCCTTCGATACCAGGGCCTTATCGTGATGATTGTCTCGCCGTCTACGTTGCTCGTGGTTTGCCCTGACGAGTTTTGGAAAACGGGGATGACGTACTCGGCTTTCGGCTTGACCTCGAACCGCTGCCTCTGCACGCCCGTTCCAAGCGCGTTACTCAGAATAATGCTTCCGACTAATACCAACTGCGGCAACTGATCGGCATTACCTACCGCTGCGTCCGCGCCCGTCAAGCCGCCTGGGTTTTCACTGCCGGCGGTCGCGTTCTTGGAAAATCCGAGATAGATAGGACACTCATTTCCAGCAGTCGGCGCTGACTGAACTTTGGTCTCAGCGATGATCTCCAGCACTTCGGGAAACCCCTTCGTGCCATCAACCAGCGTTGTTGACTTGCCTCCCTCGCGAATTCCCGCCGTCGCAAGTGCCTTCATGTTCATCAGGTTAGTGCCGCCTGTGTTCATCCAGGTAATCGCAGTTCCCGGCGTCAGGTCGGAATAGTTCACAGCCATCTAAACTAGCCTCCTGCCGAGAACGCGAACACGTTGACAGCGCTGTTCACTGCGGCCTGAATTGATGCATCAGAAACACCCTGCAACTGCGCCAGTGTCAGGGTAGAGTTCGCCGCAAGCACTGCCGGGAGCATTCGAGAGGCTTCAGCAGCAGGATTGGCAAAGGTTGCCTTAGCCCAATTGAGCCGAGCGGCGTGATTTGCCGTATTCGTCGCTTCGACATATATCGCTTGGGCTGCAATGACGCAAGCCGCCTGCACTTTTGGCAGGAGACCCGCGTCGGCAAAAAGCCCCTGAAGTTCTGAAAGTGTCGCCACTGCTTACCTCCCGTGATGATCCGAACAAAAAAAGACCGGGTATAATCCGGCCATGCCACCAACCAGCAAACAAATCGGCTTCTGCTCCTGCATCACCATCCTGGCCCTCTTCGTCGCCGCCTTCGCCATCCTCCGCCTGTTCGTAGACCGCGAGACGGCCGCCAACATCGAGGCGGGTGTGATCCTCGGGGCGATTGTGGTGGTGGGCTTGGTGGCGGGGGTGACTAAAAGAACGTAGACCCGCACCGCCGTCTTGCCACCGCCGTTACCACCGTCTCGAATAGGAAGTCGTCGCTGTAAACAAAGTCGGCCCCAGTTCCTCGCTGCATCGAGATGCCCGATTTCCCGACCCCGGAGATGCTGCTGTCCGTCACGGTTATCGCATCCTGCTGACCGGTCACGAATGATCCGCTGCTATTCAGCCACTTGCCGTCTGAGACCCGCTTCACGCGCAAGATGATGGTCGTACCGACCGTGCGGCAGTAAAGTACGTAACTGTCAGTGAGCGAGAGCGTGAGGCTGCCAATCGTCCCGAGTAGTGTCGCGGTACCGCCGACGAGCTTCCGCAGAAACACCGCAGGTCCGCCCGCTCCCGCAAAGTGGAGTTGCGAGACGTAGCTCGTGATCCCCGACTGAAGCGTGCTCGCCGTCGTCATCCTGCAGAAGACATAGCACGCGATGTTCGTCCCCGCGCCGCTGAACAGGAAGGTGGCGCTCGTCATCGCATCGCCGCCGTTGCCGTCGTTGTTCGTATTCCAGAAGGCGACCGTCGTAACGGCAGTAGTCGTATTCTGAACGCCGTTTGCAGCCGAAGCGAAAACCGATGTCTCGCTCCCCCACGCCGCAACGGTAGACCATCCCGATGGGATCGCCGGTGCCGTGACACCATCCCAGCTTTCGGCCTTCACGATTGCCATCGACTACTGCTGCTCCAAGATTACGTCGATATTCCATCCAGTCGCGGTAGCCAAGGTCGTAACAGAAAATCTCAACTTGTCGCCGGATGCAACCGTTCCAAGCGCAGATGTAACCTCACCCTCATAATCTCCGCTACTGAACGTAATCGTTCCGACTGTCGAGCCGCTCCCGAACACAGCATTTCCCACGGTACTCTTCTGGATAACCACGACCGGTGCCCCGCCCGCCGTGTTCACTCGCAGGAAGATGCTCTTGACGTTCCACGTGATCGAACTACCGTCGGTCGGATTGAACGGGACGCGCTTCTCACCGATGTCGGCTCCGGTCCCCGCCGGAGTAAACGCCTCGCACAGTGAAATCACGCAGGCACGTTTCTGCGAAATTCCGTAGGCGTCGTTCGTGATAATCCACTCATCTGCCGCGATCTTGCTCAAGATCATCGAAGCGTACTGCTGGATCGCACTCAACCCACCGCTGTTGTGGAGCGTGACGCCGCCTGCTGGAGAGAGCGTGACGAGCCCGGTCCCTAGCTGTCGAACCACGATTCTTGCGCCGATCGGGATCGCTACCGAGGCGAACGTTGGAACCGTCACCGTGATCGCCGAAGAGTTGTTGAACGCCTGCACGCTGCCCGTGTCGCCCGCCGCCAGCGTATAGGTCGTGCCCGTCCTGATGCGTAGGTATTCGAGGCTCGGGTTCAGCGTCGTCACGCGCCAAATCCCGTCTGAGCCGGAACCTTTCAGCCCCCTTAGTTCCCAATACTGACCCGGCCCCATCGTCAGCGTGCTCACCGCTTCGATCATATCGCCCGAGAACGCGGCCACGATGATGTTGAAAGCACTGTTGTTGACGAACATGTACGTGATCTGCTTATCGCCGCTCGCGATCAACTGCGGGAGCGTGAAGTTCACATCCGCCGCCACGCCGGAATTGTACATGTAGGTGTAGAGGTCGCCGTTGCTCGTGATCGTGACGCCGGTATCGAGCAGTCCGCCGATGGTTGCGGTGTTGGTCTCGCCGATCGTGAACGTCTTGCCTGACCGCGAGATCGTGACGTTAGCGCCCGGATCGAGGATCAGGTCGCCTTGCTGCCCGGTCGTCTCGCCGGTCTTCCTGATGCTGTTGACGCCCGCGCTCTCGACGACCTGATTGGTGTTACCGCCGCCGACCTGAGCGCCCGACCCCGAAACAACTGAGTACGGGCTGCTGTTCGTCCGCAAGAGCGGCACGATGTCGTTGAACTGCGGTGGCGTCTGAGGCGTGTACGGAACGCCGTGCATGTAGACCCCGCCCCCGTTCGCATCGATCATCCCGACATCGAGGATGAGTTCCTTGGCAGTCTTGTCGATCAAGATGACGCGGCCGGATTGGATCGACCGGTCGGCACGAGCGCCGTAATCGCTCTTGTCTGCGGTCTGGATGAGGTTCTTGATAAGCATTGGCTACGGTATCACGCACGATGTGTGGTTGCCACGCACCGGTTTCCACGAGCGCGTATTCACGCTATTCCAAATCTGCCAATATAGGGTCACACCGGAAAGGTTCGTAGTGGTCCTCATAGTGATCCTAAAATCTAATTGGCCGAATGTTACGTTGTCCCACTCACGCCCTTGTAAAATCCGATTTGGAGCCCACCAGTGCCACGCTCCGTCGCCGATAAGCCATCCGTGGTCGAGATCAGCAGGAACGCTCAGATTAGCGCGCCAGTACCCTTGCGTGAAGCCACATCCAGGCGCAGTATGCAGGCTCAGGAATTGGTAGGTGTAGTAGCCTTGCGCGTCAGGGCCTTCGACTGAAACTACGCCGATAGTAAAATCGGTGATCGTGTAGCAAGTGATGTTTCCGCTGATGCTTCCCGGCGTAGCCGAAAGGACCGCGCTTGCTAAACTCTCGTTTCCTTCGGCATCCACTGAAGTGAGGTACACCCACACCTGCCCGGAAAGTCCAGGGCCGAGGATGCGGGCACCGGCTGCAGGGGTTGCGGTCGTGTAGAGAGAAAATCCGGTAAACTCGCTGGTGGTCGAAAGGTAGACGTTGATGCTCACCACGAGCGGGTCGGTCGGAATGTCGTAAATCGCGGTCAACTCCGTGGGATCGCCTCCCACGATGTTGAGTTGCGTAAAGTTCGGTGCAGCAGTCGGCTGCGAAACGTAGGGAACCCACTCGGCATCTGCCGTCCACTGGCCGTACGTGATGTTGTGCTGCACGCTCACGAGGCTCCAGAGTTCACGGTTCCGTTTCGCTCCGGCGACGGTGCTCGGGCGAGAGAATAAGTTTGGGCGGGCAGGCGCGCGAAACCCGAAGATTTGCTTCAGCGCCGTCTCGAATGTCGGGCGAATGGTGTTCGTGAGTGTCTGCAGGTTCCACGCGTAGTCGCGGAGGAAGAACTGCGCGACCTTCAGGCGCAGGTCGGTTGTCGCTGCGAGCGGATCGGTGATCCTCGTCGTGCGCGTCCCGAACCTAGCGATGCTGTTTGGGTCGGAAAGTGTCAGGCTCCCGCTCCCGCTCTCCTTGCTCTTCCCGGTTTGAACGATCACGCGATTGCGCATGTTTTTGCCGGTACGATGCCGCTGACAGTTATAGACATCGTAGTTGCCGTCTGTAGCGGAAACGCACACTCGATCGGGCAGTTTCTGGGTGTACGGCGGCTCGGTCGCGGTCATTGTGCCGTTTCCGTCGGCCAAGAAGTTCCAACCGACGACCGCAAATAGTTCCTGGCAGTACCCGAGGATGCTGTTCGTTTGCCCCTGCCACAGCGGGTACTGCAGGCCGGTCAGCCCGCTTCCACTCGACCACGCGATCTCCGAAAGCAGGAGCGGGTCGTTGTACCCCTCCTTCGCCGATTGGTTCCAATAAGCGGTCGAGGTCAACAGGCTGTGAACGATGTCGCCGAGTTCGACGCCGCCCGCACTCGTGAGACGGTACGGGGCCGTCAGAAAAACGTCGTTGTTGTCTGCGAGCTTCTTGAGTGCATCGACCGCCACGCACTTCACGAGGCCCGCATTGCTGAAGTCGATCTGGTCGCCCATGTAACCGGTGAACAGATTTCCGCCGAGCGCGGTAAACTGACTGCCCCCGTAGACCGAGAGTTCGTCAATCCAGATCGTCTGAGCGCTGGTCGGTGTGACCGTAAACTTCACGTAGCGACCGGTCGTCTGCAAATCGCAGAACGCGAACTCCGGGATGTTCCCGGACGCGCTGTCGTCCCAGTCTCCGGGAGTGACGCCAGGGCTTCCCGCCCCGCCCACAGGACGCGCAGGCCAATCACGATAAACAAAACTGTCCGTGCTGACGCTCACCTGCACAGAAGAGGGGAGCGTGCAGGTGCCGGTCAGCGTTGCGAACCGGATCGCGGCGTGTTTTACATCTTTGCTTGATCCAAGATCGACGATCAGGGCAAACGGCGACGCGCTCGGTGCGTTGAAATGGCAATAGAGCGACGGCGCAAGAACCGCAGTCGTATCAAGTACGCCGTCGGTGAGCGCCGAGAGCGCAGCGGAACTGCCGCCTGAAGTCGCGAGCGTGCTGGTCGGAGTGATCCCGCTCGCGAGGTTGCTGTAGCAGTGCGCGCCGACGCGCAGGACGATCTTCCTCGCCTCGTCGAGCAATGGATCGTAGGCACCCGCTCCGTTGTAGTTGTAGGTGCTGTTTAAGTTCTCGCTGGCGTAGTTCCCGTCCGGGTCGGGCAGCGTAAATCCGAGCGTTGCGGGCTGCTTGAATGCCTGCGTCAGCACGAGCCCGGTGTCGGGTCCCGCGAACGGCTGCAGCGGGAATAGGTGCCACAGCGAGTCGCGCTTATACCAGAGTTCGATTTCGTGCTCGACGTGAGCGGCGATCCGGTGCGTGCGCGCGGAGAGAGATTGCGCTGTGTTTCCGATCTCCGTGACTTTTGTGCCGGTAAGCGTGAAGGGGTTTGCCATAGGTCAGATCGGAATGTAGCGGTCGCGGGTCGTGTTGCCGAGATTGACGTTCAGGCTGCTGCCCTGGCTATTGATAACCTGCTGCGCCGCCACTTTCGCGCCATCGACGAATACATTCACGATTGGCACGTTCGTCGGCTTGACGGCAAATCCGACGTTCTGGAGAGTGGGGAACTTACCGTAAGCCGAATAATCGTAAGCGGCGACGTTGAAGTTGCTGGGCGCGTTGTAGTACGCAGGGTTCAGGTCCTGCGGGGTTGCCGTCGGCTTATTGCTCTTGTGGAAGAGACCGCCGATGAGATCGACCACACCGCCAATGCCTGCGCCAATAAGTGCGCCCGCTCCGCCAAACGTCGCGCCAATCGAGGAGCCGGTGGCTACGCCGCCAAGGAGATTGCCGAGATTAACTCCTTGTGACGCGCTGGTTGAGGCAATGCTATAAGCCGCCAAACCTGCGCCGAGACCTTTTTGTAGGTCGCTCTGTCCGGTGTTTCCCCGCTTCTTCGCGCCCGGTGCCTGCGTGCCGTCTGCTCCGGCTTCCAGTCCGCCAACCGCACCAGCAGCCGCCGCTGCCGCTCCCGCACCGAGTGCCTCCGCGACGCCGCCCGTGCTTGTCAGGTTGCCCGTGAAGGTTCCGGGGCCGCTTCCTGACAATGTGCTGTTGAGCGTGTCTAGCGAGACGCTTACCTTATCCAGCGACAAGATTTCCTTCGTCGTTGCAATCACGAGCGGGTTGGTCAGTGATTTCACGAACGGCTGAAGCGCCGCGTTCACAATCTCGTCGCCCAGCCCCTTGAAGAGATCGCCGACATTCCCCTGACCATGTAAGAAACCGAGCACGGTTTGTTGTGCTCGGTTCTGGATCGGGCCGAGTACGCCCTGAACCTTGGCGCGGTCGAATTGTTCGAGTGCGAGGTTCGCCTGCTTGCGCGCGATGTCGGCGTTCTCGATGTCTTGCTTCGTCTTCTGCGACTGAGGCGCGCCATTCAGGAACGTAGAGACGAGGCTGAGTTGCGTGATGTCGGTGTACTTCTGTTGCGCAAACTCGGCCTGCTTGACGAGTTTCTGACGCTCCGGGAGAAGGGAACTCTCGATGTCGTTGATCTTGCGGGCGTACTTATCGTTGACTTCGGCGAACGTGGTCACGATGCCGCGCTGAAGGGTCTCTTCGGCAAGCCGCCTCTGCTGCGCCGCGTTATCTTCAAGCGCGTCGCGGAAGTGGGCAAGCCCTGCGACCACTTCCGGCAGGAATTGGTTCATCCCGCTCAGTTTGTCAATCGTGGCCTGAATGTCGGCGGCATCCGCCTTGAGTGCATCCGACTGCGCAGCGGACTGGTCGCCGTAGAGGTCAGTAGACGGCAGTCCGCGCTGTCGCGACCGAATACTTTGATCCGTCGCCTCTCCGAGATTGCGCGCCACGGCGTCGAGTATCTTGTCCCACGGGATCGACATATCTCCAAACGACGGTATCTGCCGCTCAAGCACGCCTTGGCGCTTGCTCGCAAATTCCGCCCCCGTGCCCTCTAAGCCGCCCCGAAGCCTGCGAAGCTTGTCCGTGTCACCTGACGCGATTGCGGCCGCTTCTTCGGCGCGCTGTGCCGCCGCTGCCGCCGCGCCCGTTGCGCCTCCGTTCGGTCCACTGAACAGCCCGTGCTTCTGGAGCGCGAGGTCGTAGTCAGTACGCGCGGATTTCTCCATGCTGTCGCGCAGATTACGGTACTTCTCTTGCGCGTCCTTGAGTTGTTCTTCGGTCTGTTGCTTACTCTCAGCGTTCGTATCCGCGAGGTTTCCAGAAAGCCCGAGCCGCAATCGTCGGCGCGTGTCTTCATCGCCCGCCGCTGCCGCCGCTGCATCTGCCGCCGCCGCTGCCTGTTTTGTTTCCGGGAAGTCGGGGCCATAAAGTTTCTTGACGAACTCGAACTGCGTTTGCAGGCGCTTCGCTGTTTCGTCGAGCGCCTCCTGGCGCGCTTTCTCGGCTTCGTCGGCTGCTTTCTGCGCCGCTTTGTCGGGAGGCGGAGTGTAGCCCCCCTTGACGTGGAGTGTGCTGGAATTTGGGTTTGCAGGCTGAAGTCCGGAATTTCGACCGAAAGATGGTGACTGGAGTTGCCCGTTCAATCGATCGTATTCTGCTTGCATGGCCGCAAGATCAAACGTTACGTCGCGTACTCCAGGACCCGCCAAGGCACCCTGCGTGGGCGCAAACTGCATAAACCGCTGAAGATATCCTCGTTCCTGGGCCGTCTTGTTGCGATACAGATCGTACACGCCGCCGTCGTTACCGAAGTGTGCAGCGCCCCCGAACATTTCGGTAGTGGTTACGTTTCCGTGTACGCCCGCTCCTCGCGCAGCCTCAAGCATCTCCTGCAGAGTGGCGCGCTGCATCCTTGCCTGGCTGTTAACTGCTCTAGGGTCGCCGGGGAACGCACCTCGCCCAGACAATATGCCGCCCATTGTGCCGTTGTTCGTCGCTATGTTTCGCGACTCGTTGTTGATCCTCTGAATGCCGTCGGCGATGTCCCGCAGGAAGTTGCGCAGCCCGCTAGCGTCGATCGCATTCGAAATCGCCGTCATTGCACCGCCCCAGGCTCTTTGAAACTCCTGCGCGGTCGTGGTCATTGTCTGGCGAAGTTTATCGGTCTCGGTAGTCAGTCCATGCGTGCTCTTTGTGGCATCGTCTAGCTTTTCCTGAATAACACGGAGGAACTCGGGATTGACGGTCCCGAAGAGCCTCCACGCGTTTTGCGTCCCACTGATCGCTTGCGAAAACTTCTGAGCAGTCGCGACCGGCATATGGCTCGCGACTTCGTTGAAGTTCTTCATCGTCTGGATAAGGTCGAGACCGCCGGAAGGAGTTAGCCCTGCCTGCAGAGTCGCGCCCTTATTCGAGATCATGCCCGTCGCGGGATTGAAGTTCTTGATGATCTGGCTGATTAACTGGCCGGACTCTGTTCCTCCCATTCGACCCCGGACACCTTCGAAGGTGAGTGCGGAGATCGTCGCCGCAACCTGCTCAAGCGGAACGTGTGCGGCTTCAGCGATCGGGCCAAGATATTTGAGCGCCGCCGTTATCTCTGAAATCTCAGCCGCTGAACCCTTCCACATAATCGCAAGCAGTTCGCCCGCCCGCCTCATTTTCTCGCTCTGGTCAACGTTCTTGCCAAGCTGGTCGCCGAACTGGTTGTAGACCTGCAGCATGGCGCGCGTCGTGTCGCGGGCGTCGCTCTCGGTGCCGATCACGAGATTGAGCGAGGTTCGTAGAGCCGAGAACGCGACCGTGTTATCCTTGATCTGCGTCTTGAGCTGGTAGTAAGCCTCGCCAATGTCCTTGACATCGGCCCCGGTCCGCGCCGCCTCTTCTGCGATGTCGGCTCGAATGCTCGGAGTGCTCCCGCTCGGAGACACCCGCTGAACCCGCGCCGCCTGCTTCTCCATCTCGCGCATTGCGTCGATGGTGCCGGTGATCGCTTTCGTAACGCCTTCGAACACAAGCCCGACGGCACGGTACTGCAGCATCGTGCCGAGCAAGCCACTCATCGACCGACCCATGCTGTTCACGTTGTTAGTCGTGGTGTTGGTCGTGTTATTGAAGGTGTTGAAGTTGTTCGTGATCGTGGTGATCGACGATCCGAGTTGACCGGTCGCGCCGTTGAACGCCTGGTAACTCGACGTGAGCTGCTGGATAATCTTGTTGTGGGCGTTTAAGGCGGTGTTCGCCTGCTGAAGAATTGCAAGGCCCTGAACATCGATCGTTATAGTCGTTCTTCGGTCTGCCATTAATCCACCCAACAAAAAAGCCCGCCGACACCCGGCGGGCTTTCAATGCTTATCGTCTTAGACGCTTCTTAGCAATTCGTCTTCATCGCTCGGTGGCGGCTTCTTGCGCGTGATCGCCTTTACTGCTTCGATCATCGTCTGAACCAGACCGGTGCGCGGCGGATCATACATGACTGGCGCACCACTGCGCTGACTCGGCACCACGATGAAGTTATTCGTGACGTTATTGACCGTGTTGTTCACGATCTTGACATTGTTCGTCACGATGACGATTTTCGGCGGCTCGCTCATTGGCGTACCAGGTCAATCGCCATGTTCGACGGTACATCCGCCTGCGGGTTCTGGATGCGAAGCGAGCCTGTGAGATGACTGTCGGTTGCTGCGAGCTCGCCCGTTCCGGGTAGCACTGTTTGATCGGGACCGGTCACGAGAATATTGACGCTCTGACTCCCGTTTCCTGAAATCGTCCACGTCGCGCCGTTCACGAGATAGGTTCCGGTAATGTGGTCGGATGCATCGTACATCAGCGTCATTGCCCCGGATTGGGACGGAACGCCGCCGTACCGCCAGCCGCCTACAGTGCCCTTCCAGGTTCCTGCGCGGCTCGTGTTGACCACGGGAGGCGGGTTGTTCCCTCCACCTGTGGCCGGAGCCGACCCTCCACCACACCCCGCAAGAATGCACAGCCCTAACAGCAAAAATAGTCGTCGCATGGCAATCTCCTTTTCAAGAGACGCCGTTTCTGTGTGCGGCCCGACAATTCCTTGTTACAGCCCCATCTCCTGCACAATGATGTCTCCCATGAGATCGGCAAGTTTATCTTCTACTAAGTCGAGACCTTTACCGAGATAATCAGTAATATCCTCAAAGTGCTGGGCGTAATCGAATCCTTCAGGGGATGTACCCGCCTTGTCATCCACGTGAACGATGAACCCGTCGCCGTCAGCCACGACATCGATGTTGTCATATATTCCTTGCCCGCTTAGGATAAGCGGCTGATCCGCCGATTTTCCCGCGACCCGCCGAAACCCCTTCATGTGCGGCTTGCGCGCGGCGTACTCGGGCGAAAGGCTGTAGATCGACGACTGCCCGAGTATCGAACGTACGCTATCCACGATCAGCGCACCCGCCTCCTGCATGAACCGGGCACGCACCCGCGCGACGATCGACGGTCCGATGTTGAACGGAACGGCAGGAGCGGTAATCTTCAGTTGGATCACTTGTTCGCCTTCGTCTCAAGCCGCAGTCCGTATTCCTGGTGGAGTGCGTAGATCGCAGCGGGGCCGTGGAGCATGGTTGTCTTGTTCGTGTTCGTGTTTACGTACTCATAAGAATGCCCTTCCTCAAGGCACATTCTCAAGAACTCACGATACATCTTCAGTTCACCACTCGCCTGCTGAAGCGCCTGGACCCGCGCCAGCCAGTCGAGGATGCCGACGCACCAATACGGCAGGTCGGGCTGATTGATGACGATCCCGGTCATTCGAAGATTGAGCGGGTCGCCGAGCCGGTACAAACCCGAAAGCCCCGCCGTGCCGAGTACACGACGGGCTAGGTAGGGATGTCGGCGTGCGTCACCGTCGCGAGTTCCTCGAAGTAGAAGCGGCAGAGCGATTGCAGAACGTCGTCGTCCGCATCCTCTACTGCGACGACGTTCGGGAAGTAGCGCACGGAGTGATCGTAGTCACGCCGTACGGCGCGCTGAAGGGTCTCCAGCACAAATCGCTTACTGTAGGCGGTCGCCCACTGCAGAGATACCCAGGCCGCGTAAGCACGATCGATGCGCGTCTTCGCGGTCAGCGTGAGCGCCTTCTTCACTTCCTCGGCGTACCGCTTCTGCTGAAACGCGAGCCGCTTCTCTTCCGCCTTCCTGCACTCTTCCTCCCACTTCGTGACTGCTTCGATGTCCTTGACCGCATCCTCGCCCGACGCGTTCGGTTTCTCGGGAACCGGGTGCTTCGCTTCCGACTCGCTCTTGATCGCTCGGAACTCGCCGTCGGCGATCAGTTCCGCTTGCTCGGTCGCAGGCTTGCCGCGTATCTCGGCCATGACCGCCGAATAGTCGGCACCGCCCTTCGAGATCGGCCTGCACTTTTTCGCAGTAAAGAAACTCGTCTCTTCGCGGACTTCATCGCTTAGGAGTGAATTAAGGGTACAAACCCATACCGTGTCGTCGTTCGGGAGCCTTAGTTCGGCCGCCGTGCGACGCGGGAACGTAGCATCACTCATAGATCGCGCCGCCTCCTATACGGCTTGATCTTCCCGCCCGAACACGCGATAGGAGCGCGGTCCAGGCGGGAAGAGGGGAATTAGCTCGCGTCCCAGCCACCCATACCACCACCGGTGTAAGTCCCGCTGCCACCGAGCAGCGCGGCGTGGGTGTAGCTGTTCTGGAGGGTGATCTTACAGGAGTAGCCGAACGACGGGTCTTTCTCGGCCTGGAAGGTCGAGTTAACCATCATCGTTTTCTGCATTCTGGTCACAGGCGCGTTCAGTAGTTTCACGCGCGGCAGATGGACTTCGTAGCTGTAGTAGAAGCCAGTCGATCCGATCTGAGCGCCGATGTACTGGCAGTTGATGCCGAACTTGCAGTTCGTGAGATTGGCCCGCGCAATCGTGTTGTCGAGGAACAGGAAGTCCATCTTCCCGCTTGCGCTAAAAACGTTGCCAACAGGGTCGGTCGGGTCGAATCCACTCCCGCCCGACATGTGGCTCTCAATGTCGCGGATGAGGTCAAGCACCCACCCTGGCTGAATGCGCGCATCGACCGCCGAATCGTTGAGCGTTACGAAGGTGTTCGAGAACCCCGACTCGTTGCCGAACCGCATGTTCCCCCACACCAGCGGCCCGTTCCCACAGTTTCCCTCGGCCACGTCGATTGCGGTCGGTGCGAGGTTGAGTTTCACCTGCTTCGTTCCATCCCCGCCGAGCTGCGATGGAAGAAGTGCGGCTGCGTTCGTGAAATCGTAGTCCGTGTCAACGTTGCCGCCCGCAGGATAGCGGTTGGGTATCTGCCGGTGCGCGTAATAGTCGGCCTGCCATGTCAGGACCGCTCCGTGCGTGATGTGAAGACCAGGGAAAATCAGTCCGGTCGAGAGTCGTCCGCTCGACGCATCCCCGTACTGCTCCTCCATCACAAAAGAGGGCATGTGCCGCACTGTCGGCGTAAAGACGTGCTTGAGGGCACCCGCTGCAAGCGTCGATTCTACATCGCGCCCGAAGACACCGAGTGCCGGATAATACAGATTTTCAGGGTCGAGCTTGGCGCTGTCCTTCCCCTGGTAATTCTTCCCGGTGAGTGTTACGCGATGGATTTCGGAGTCACCGTCCTGCTCGTCCGTTCCGACATCCTTCGTCGTGCCATCGGAGAAGCCGCCGCCCGGCTCCGCGATGAAGAAGCGCATCGGGTTTGTGTTAACGATCCCGACGTTGTAAACGTTCCCACCAAGCGAGGTAAGCGGTGCGGACCGGAACGCCGATTCGATGCCAAGTCCCACGATGCTCTGACGACCTGATTGCGGGTTTGCCATGTCATTCTCCTCAAACCGCCAGAGCGGTATGCATACGGTAATAAGACCTGCTTACGCGTCGCAGGTCGGGTTCCAACTGTAGTGAATGCGGACCGGTACGATCGCGATCCCTTCCGCCGATTGCTGAGTGCCGCCGCCGGTGGCCGTCGTCCAGACGCGTTCGTTCGTGATGCTCCCGGCCCCGCCGGGCATCTCTAGTCCGTACCAGTAGTCCGTCACGACGATCTGGGTCATCAGGATCACCTTCACGTTTCGGCGCAGTTGGTTGCGCATCTTCCGAGCGGTGTACTTGTCCGTCGCGAGGCACGTGATGTAGAGCGGCACGGTGAGGAGGCGTAACTCGACGCGCCCGGCCCCGGATTGCACTTCGAACTCCTCGTCGTCGGTCGCTTCCAGTCCGCGCGTCCCGACGTAGATACCCGGACTATGCCCCACGCCATCCGTGTCGTGCGACTTGTCGAAGAGGTTCACATAGCCTGCTGTCGGTGTGTCCCCGAGCGACTCGCGCTTGACGCCCGTCCAGCCAGGGGCATAAGAATTCCCGCCTGCGTAAAGGCGGGAATCGGCAGCGAGGATCGTTAGCAGTTTTTCGCTTATCTTCTGGATCATTGAGTAGTCAGCACCACGAGAACCGTAACCGCTGCGAATGTGTTCCCGACGTGGTGGGGGATCATGCCCCTTACCACGCCCGTCCATCCGTCGAGCGTCCGCTTGATCTCAGAACCGTTCGAGAGCAGGTATGGGCTTGCGAGCGCACTCGCCTGGAACCGTATCTCGTAGCTCTCTTTGTTGTATTCATTCTCGCTGAGGAAGGTTTGAATGCGCTCCATCCCGGCTTCCGTCCACACAGCAGGAACTGCGGCCGAACCATTAATGGTTGTCAGACAGCCCTTCTGCTTGATGCGCTTCGTCGCGAGCCGCTTCGCCTTCGCCGCAGAGATGCCCATGTCAGCTCATCCTCTTGCCCGCTGCAATGCGCTTGAGTTTATCGTTGCCACGGCTTCGGTAGGCCATAATGACGTTTGCGAAATTCTTCTGAAGCTGCGGCACGCTCGCGGAGTTCATCCAGTTCTTAGCGCCCCCGCTCGTGTCAACCTCAAAACTCCCGATCTTCAGCGACTCGCCAGCGCCGTCCAACCCCAGGTCCTGATACCGCAGGATGCGTGCCGTGCACTCGTCGAGAATGGCCTGCGAAACGTCGTTCGGAAGCGTCGCCGCGAAGCCCCACGTCGTCGTGACGCTGATGTTCTGGATGCCGAGCGCAAAGATGCCCGAAAGCCCGTAGGAGGCCCCGAGGATCGCGCCCGACGACTGCGGACGGATGAGAGTGTTATGGCCGCGATTGTAGCCGTTGTACTTCAAGAGCACGTCGGGATAGGCAGCGCCGTAACAGGTCACGGTGAGTGGCGTGCCCGGAACGATGTCGTCCACTGGTAGTTCAGGATAGCCATTGCCGTCGAAAATGCGCGTCTCGGTCGTCGGAACGAACTGCCTCCCTGTGCCGCCCGCCCCGTGCAGTCCGACCGGCGCTTGCAGTTCACCGAGCACCTGCACGAGCACGCGCTCCGCCTGCACCCCCACCCACGTCTGATCGAGGTCTGGGTCCTGGATGTGGACCTCAAGCCCGATTTCCGAGACGTAGGGTATGTTCAGCGAATCGGGCACGGTTCTACCTCTTCCAGCCACGGATACACGGCGTTCAGGAAGTCGTCGAATTCGGTGTCAACGCCCATATACTTCATGCGCTCGCCTCGCATCAGGAACCGCGTGTAATAGCTCGTGATGAACTTCGACGCCATGTTCCCGACGCAAAACGCCTTCTGCTTCTGGATCACCGACCACAGCGCGACGTTGTTCGGCGTGCTGATGACCGCATCGCACCGCTCGGAGAGCGCGAGCATCTCCATGTTTCCCGGCGTCTTACCGATCATGTTCACGAGCCGGTCGTTCTCACAGAGTCGGTCGATGGGCTGTAATCCGGTCACGACGTAGGTATGCGGCGTCGTCAGAAGGAGGCGCTCGATCGCTGCCTTCCAGTGCGGCCAGTGGTTCTGAGAAGTCTCGCTCCACGTGCTTACCGGATGGATGTGGATTACTTTTCCGGGGCCGTCGAGACCGTTTTCAATGCTCGCGTTCCGAGCCCACCGTCGCGCGCTCTCGGGCAGTTTCGCGTCATGCCAGAGTTGCACCGCCTGTTTGTGGAACCACTTCATGTTGATGTGGGTCTGCGTGACTTTGCACGGATCTGGCAGGTTCGGCTCGATCGGTTGAATGACTGCAAGCCAATCGGCAGGTTCCGTGCCAGGGCGAGCGGCAATCTGCCAGAACCTCGGATATACGTCCACGCCGGTGATCTTGACCGCGATCACGTCGCAAACAAACTCCTGTTCACGAAACCAATCCGCGATCGAAGGGTCGGGGCCAACGTAGAGCACATTGCACAGCGGTTGCCCTGTGTGCTTGAGCATGGCTTTCATAACGCCCGCACACATAAAGGCATCGCCCCAGTGCCCGAACGCCGTCGTCCACGTGATCGGTCGCTCGGGTAGATCGACGCCTCCCATAAAACTCTCGACGAGTTCGATGTCGTCGGTCATAAACTGGTTGCAGCCGGGGCAGAGTGGCGTTTCCAGCGTCCATCGGCACTGCGAGCAGGTATATTGAGCCATCTCAGGCGGCCTGCCCCTTCGGGCCTTCGGACTTCTGCATCATAGGCGCAACAATCTGCTCAAGCGCCTCGACCCGCTTCGCGAGATCGTCGAGGGTGTTCCCGCCAATCGCCCCGCACTGCGGACACTTCCACTCCCGCAAGCCCCACGGGTGCTTCTCGACATTGCATTCCGGGCACTTCGGCCCTTGCACCAGTCCCATTGTTCCCTCCCCAGAGAACGACCTAATCGAAGGCTGCGCACCGGCTGCGGTAGGTCGCCGCTTTTCCCCGTCGGGTGCCGGTGCGCAAGGTGAGAACGACTTACGCGGCGGTCTGGATCTGGACGCCGTGGGTCGGTCGCATCATCGTGTAGCCGTACAGGACATCCAGAGTCAGGACGTGCGCGCCCTGGAGGTGCTGGTAGGAGTGCATGAGGCGCAGAGAAATCCCGCTCTCGGGATCGGTGATGACCGTCGCCTGCACGCCAAGGTTGCCGTCCGGGTTCTCCAGTGGACGAGAGGCGAACAGTATCGCATCCTCCGAGAAGAACGCGTTCCTGTCGTAGAGCGGGCTGGCGGCGTTCGGGATGAGCTGCGTCACCGCGAGTTCGAAGTTGTACAGCTTGCCGAGCGCGCCCGCCATCGTAAACGGACCGGCCCCACTCGCGCCGCCGACCTGCGCGTTCGTGATGTCGTTGGACACACCGAGCGAGTCGTAGCGCACGAGCCGGTCGATCTGGAAGAGCGCCTGCGCCTGGCTGACGCCGCAGATGCCGTACTTCTTCATGCTCGCGGGAACCTGCGCGGTCACGAGGTACCCCCACGCTGTGATGATGTTCGCTTCCGTGATGTTGCCCGCGTTGACAATCGTGCCGCCCGTGAAGGAGGTCACGAGGCTCAACAGATCGACATCGATCTGTTCTGCCAATGCGATGCACGCATCCTCGACATACCCCTGGATCACGTTCTGATTGGCCGTCGCGATTGCGCGCGACTCCACGCCGAACGTGACTTCCTTGTGCTTGTTGAGTGTCAGGTCAACGGTCGAGGAAGAGGGGTTCTGAACCGTGTAGTTCTGGTTCTCCGCCTTGTCGTTGACCGAGAGGCTGCCGCGCTTCGGCAGGTGCAGGGTCTGCCCGACGTTGAACTTCTGCGTGCTGTCGAGATCGGTGTCCCGAGTAACACACTTCTGGATTGTCAGGTAGTTGCGCAGTCGTCCGAGTGCGACGTTCAGCCAGACTTCGGGGATGAACCCGCTGGCTTGAGAAGTCGTGATGTTGGTATTTGCCATGTCCGATTACTCTCCCAGGCAGGCAACAAAAAAGCCCCGATCGCTCGGAGCCTGTTCATCTGCCTATTCGATTGTTAGCCTGCCCGTGAGAGGGTCAGGAGGGGTTAGCGGTTGATGCGCCCTTCGCGCATCGCCGCCATGATGTCTTTCTCGTTCGCTCTAAAAAACACGGGGTCTGAGAGCTGCTCCTTGGTGTAAGTCGCGCCCTTCGGCCCCTGGTCGTTCGTCGGGTTGGTGGGAGTGCCCACCTTCGGCCGCGCCTTCGTGAAACCTTTCTGCACAAGGTCCTCGGCGTCAGCACGGATAGCCGCCTCGTCAGTCCCGATGAGGCGCGGGATCATCTCGTCGCGCAGGTTGAACTCGCGGCCTATCTTGTCGCGTAGGGCGTTCATTCGGAACCCCTCGACTTCTGCGGCAAGTTGGTCGCGCTCTTCCTTGATGCGGGCTTCGTCGGAGAGCTTCGCTTTACGCGCCTCTTCCGCTGCCGCCTTCGACTCTTCGTCGCGACGCTTGTAGGCTTCGTTTTCACGGCGAAGGGCTTCGAGTTCTGCCTTCCGCTTTTCCTCACGAGCCGCATACGCCTCGCGCGCTCGCTCAGCTTCCGTCTTGACAACTGCCTCGGGTTCCTGCCCGGCAGATTCATCAACCGTCTCCGCCGTGGTGTCTTCAGCGGGATTCGCTACTTCGAGATCGGCCATATTCGTTGCAACCCTTCTCCCGTTTTAGAGCCTGGGGGAGGCTTCGTCTCATGCGTTTCGGGCCTGCATGGTGGGCGCTATTTTCCTGGTGCGCTTCTTCTTCGTTAAACTGGCGGCGCTTCGTCCGCTGGTGGAGGGTTTTCAGGTGCCGGGGCCGGTGCGGGTGCAGGCGGGATAAGCGCCTCAAGAGCATCGACCTGCGCGTTCAGCCGAGCGGCGTCTGCACTCTCGCCAGCGGCGATCTGTGCCTGCAGGTCGGCGATTGTCGCATCATCTGCGACCGACTTGGCTTCCAGGTCGCTAACGACCTTGTTGAGTGCTGGAATATCTTTGTCCAGTCTGTCGAGGGCATCCGTTAATAGGCTCAAGATTTGCTCCATTCTGTGCATGTACATCCCGCGAAGGATGCGGTACGCTTCGTCGATGTCGTGGGTCTTACTCATGCGCCCTCCCAATCCGGCGCTCTTACTTCTGCGCTTTCATCGCCGCCGCAGTCCCGGCGTCCTGCGGCCCCGTCTTGCTCGGCCCTGCAGGAGCATCGCCTGCCCCTGCCACGCCGCCTTTGTTTCTTAGCGCCGCCTGCGTACCCGCCTCCAGAGTGCCCGTAGGTTGCCCCGCAGTCGCCGCGTTCGGATTGCGGTTCGCTCCGTCAGTGATTGCCATAACTGTTTAACCTTTCTGATTTGGTTCGTGCCGATATGTCGCCACGAAGGTATTTCGTAGGCTGGCACATCGGCCAACGCCCATACGTGAAGTGTCAGGATGATGCGCATGAAAAACCATCGCCATGCGTTCACGACGATAAGTGCCGTTTTATGCAACATCCACCGGTACGGCCACGGTGTGACGCACATGTAAAGAGCGTCTGCGTACGCCATTCGCTCTTCCAGAAGTCGCCAGTCAAGGCCCATCATTCCGATCTTCTTCGGGAACGCTTTGCAATCTAGCGAGATGTGTCTTAACGCGTAATATGAAATGGCGATAGGTGCTCGCAGGTCGCCTTCAATGCGGACAGGAATGTGATGATGCACGTTTGCCCGCAAAGGGTCAGGAACGGCTTCCATAACGATCTGACAAGTCTTCATGGTCACGGCTTCTTCTTCGACTTTCGGTTTTTCGCCTTGGGAGGCGTTGTACGCGCCTTAATCTCGCGCATCCCCCATTGAAATAGTTCTGTTGCAGCGAGGCTCAGAACAGCGATTAGAACAGCCTCGGTTATCTGCTTCTTGCCATTAGCCTGCATCTATCCCACCTCATCCTGTTCTCGAAACAACCCTAAATCGAGTCCCGTCGGCCTGTTCCAATCGTGCGCCGCCACGGTATCCAGCACATACTGCGCCGTCGCTCGCTCGGTGAGGTGCGTCATGCAGTGGTCGTAACCGCGTTCGTAGATGCCGAACGACCGTTCCGGGTCGGCAAGTGCGGAGTGCAATTTCTGGCAAACATCCGTCCCGAGGAACTCCTCACCGTCGCTTTCGACATCGTAGGCGACGGACGTCACACCATCTTCTAAGGGCGCGCGCGTGCGAATCGACAGCGGCCCTTGCAGGAGGAGCGTTCGCACGAGAACCTCGGTCATCCGAAACGAACCGGAACCGTAGCCGTCGAAGGAAACGCTTGCCTTCGCGGATCGCGTGCGGCTGAAGAACTCGTCTTGCGGCATCCTCGGAACCTGCTCGCCTGCCTGGTCATTCAGGACGCGGATTTCCGATTTTACGTGACACCCACGCAGCGCGTCCGTGATGTGCATCCGCCACGGGTGCGATGCGCCCCAGCTTACGAACAAATCCTGCTCGCGGCGTAAGTACTCCTCGCGGTCAGGGCGATCGTGACAGACCGAGAATGCGTAGAGCGGGTAGTCGATCGGATGGTACTCGCTCGGAAACTCGATGTACTTGCTGTGCTCGCGCAGGAAGTAGGGGAACGACTTGCCCTGCAAGAACCGCCTCAGTTTCTCCTGCTCACCGCAATCCTTCGTGTCGTGGCTCATGCTTCCCGGCGCAAAAGCGTTCGCGTAGTGCCGGATGATGTTCGGGAGCCGCTTGTAGTACCCGTACTCAGCACAATCGACGAATGCGATCGGCACGCTATCGTCCGGGAACGTCGGGTAGATGTATTCGCGGGTGTGGGCGGTCTGATTAAAAATCAGGACAAGATCGTAACCATTGCCGGGATTGAAGTACGTGACTTCGTGGCCGAGTTCTTGCAGGCCCCGGAAGAGACCGACTTGCAGCGGGCTCCCGCCGAGTGTCGAGAGGTAGAGTGCGATCTTCAAGCGTTCACCAACTGCCTCTCGGTTGTCCTCAAGATGTTCGGCGGCAGCGGCCCCGACTGACCCATGCTGTGCTCGTACGAAAGCCCGACGCCGCCCGCGTTGTACGGAATTCCGAGCGCCGCCCGCACTTCCGCCTCCAGCGCGTCGCGCAACTCCACGATCCGCTCAGCGCTCAGATGATCGGTGAAGACGTAGGACACGTAATCGCCAGGCACGCCTTTGTAGTACTCCGCCACGCGGTTAAAATCGACCTCGTAGGCGTGGAGACGGTCGCCGGACTTCGGCGCGGTGTACGTCCATGTTCCCGGAGCGGTCTCGGTCGCCTCATCGTAATACGGCGTTCCTGGATAGGTGCTGATCACCGTGCAATCAAAATCGTCGGGCCGCTCTTGCAGAAGCCACTGCTTCGTCGCTCCGATCGTCTCGGCGCTCTCCCCGGCGTGCCCGATGGACATTAGGGCTTTCACCTTCAGCCCGTGCCGCCTCGCAATCGCCATGCACTCGCTGTTCTGCTCGCGCGTCGCCTTCTTCTGGATGTTCTCCAGGATGCGCGGACTACCGCTCTCGAAGCCGATCAGTATCCACCGGAACCCGGCGCGGACCATCGCTCGCGCTTGCTCGTCGGTGAAGAGGTTACTCTTGACGAAGCCGCGAAGCCGAAACTCGACGCCCAATTCCGCCTGCAGTGCCGCAATCGCGTCCATCAGTTCGACCATGCTCTTGCTGACGTTGAGTTCGTCGTCGTAGAACATGAAGCCGGTAACGCCGTACAGCTCGTAGAGGTGCCGCACTTCCGCGACCACATTCTCGGTCGAGCGGGTGCGGATGCGTCGCAGCATCGGGGAGTTGCGGCCCCCACAAAAGGCACACATGTACGGGCATCCGAGCTGTCCGATCAGCGACGTTGCGCGGTGGCTCTCGATCGCGTAATGATAGCTCTCCATGTCCACGAGGTGACGCGCCGGGAGCGGGAGTTCGTTGAGCCGGTCGTTCGTCAGGAACAATCTGCTCGCGGCATCGTCGCCGTCGATTAACTTCGGCGCATCCGGCATGAGTGCATGAAAGATGCTATCTTCGCCGTCACCTGCCACCAGCACATCGAACATTTCTGCCAGAACGTCAAACGCACGAACCGCGCGCCCCGTGATCTCATGCTTCACCTCTCGCTTCCGTGCTGCATTTACGAGCGTGACGTGCGGACCGCCGAGGATCACCTTCGCATCCGGCCGTGTTTCTCTCAGAACCGCTGCAATCTTGGCTGTGGCGGGCATCTGCGGGGTCGTCGCGGTCAAACCGAACACCGTCGCGTTCGTGCGGCTCGCGTGGTCCCGAACGGCCTCCTCGTAGTTCTCGACACCATTTAGGTCCAAATGCTCGACGGTGTATCCGTCTGCCTCCAGAACCGCCCCGACCCGGAGTATGCCGAGCGCAACAAAAACCCGAGCGTCTAAGAGGAAGACGCTCGGGGGAGTGATGAGACAGATTGTCGGCTTATTCACTTGTGGACCCATCGGAGCGTGACGACCGTCGTCCCTTCGGGTGCGGGGCCGAAAACTTCATCGACCGCCCGCTTCACGCCCTGAAAGTGATCGTGGCCGTAGTCGTGGAAGACGATCACGCCGCAGGGCCTCACTCGCGGCCACCACCTCGCGATGTCGGCGACCACATCCTCGTACGTGTGCATCGCATCGAGGAAGATCATATCGTAGTCGTCGGTCAGGCATCCCGCCGCCGTCTCGCTCGAATAGAGGCGGTATTCGACGTTCAGGAACCGCGCCGTGGCCGTCCGGAAGTCGTCGAGCGTCTGAACGCTCTCCATCTGTTCCTGCCCGGCGGAATTGGCCGAAAACGTGTCGCAGCACATCAGCGATTTCGCGGTGATCGCCATGCAGAACGCCGACAGCCCCTTGAACGAGCCGATTTCGAGCACGTCGCGGTTTGCAGCCAGTTCCGCGAGCTTGTCCATCTCGCTCGGATGGAGGAACCCTTCAATCCCTATTGATTTCGTCGTCTCAAGTAGGTCCAATTTAAGACAGTCCCCATTTCTTCAGAAACTTCGGCATGAGCTTGTCCTTAGACCCGCCATTAAAATGAAAAACACCGGGTGTCGTCCCGGTGATCCGGTTACGAATACGTTCGCCTCGCGTATCGAACTCTTTCACGAACGACGCGCTCAGGCACTGCGCCAGCTCGCACGCGGTATCGACGACCATATCGACCGGCTGCGCGATATAGGCGATCTGGCCCTGTTCCTGGTCGTCGGGGTAGATCCATCCGGTATCGTCTGCGTTTCGCCGGTCAAAACCGAGCGCATCGAGGTTCTGCCACTCTAGGCACGCGAGCATCTTCTCGGCCGGGCCACAAAAGAAGCCGTTGTTCAAGAACCGCCACGGCGACCCGGTATCCGGGAAGTGGTCGGCAAGATCAGTGCGCGGCCAGCACGCTTTTTCTGCGTTGAACACGATCGCATCGCCGTAGAGAGACGCGGCGCGCTCGTCGATCGACTGCGGGTGCTCGCAGAACACGATGTCCCAGGCGTCGCACACAATAATCCGATCCGCTTTGTTCTTTCCAGCCCGCAGCCAGTTGCGCAGCAGGTTCGGCTTGGTAATCAAACCGCCCCACGGCTCGTTCATCCCTAAAATCACAGGCTTGAACTGGAAGCGCTTCAGGCTTTCGAGGTAGGTCGAGAAACGATAGTACGGCTCCGTTGGCACGCGGCTCGAAACCGACACAACTTGCACCGATTTAACCAAGTGCGAGCCTTCCGTAGAACGCGGGACCGCAAATCTCCTTCGCGCCGCCGTTGAAGTGGAAGACGCCAGGGGCCGAACCCGCGATTTTGTTCGTGATTTCGTCTCCCGAGAGGTCAAACTCGCTCAAATCACACGCCGAAAGTGTCTGCGCGAGCCTGCACTGCGTGTCAACGACCATTTCGACCGGCTGTTTGGCAAAAAGCGCCTGATATTCGCCCTGATCGTTAGGATAGGGACCGCCAGGCGGGTCAAAACCGATGCTTTCGATGTCCATCGCGTTCAAAAGTGCGAGAATTTGGCTTGCGGGACCACACATGAATCCGGAATTCAAAAACCGCCACGGACTGCCATCGTCCGGGAAGCAGTCGCGCAGGTCTTCGCGCGGCCAACAGCCCTTTTCACCGTTAAACACCACTGCGTCCCCGAACCACTCGGCGCACCGGTCGCCGATCCCGTGCGGATGCTTCGCGAAGATGATGTCGAAGGCGTCACAGACGATCAGTCGGTCACTCGTGTTGTGCCCGTTCCGCAGCCATTCGCGAAGAAGGTAGGGCTTCGTCATCAATCCTTGCCACGTGCCGTTCATTCCGAGGACCGTCGGCGTCTCAGCGAAGCGCGCGAGGCTTTCGATGAACAGGTCGAAGCGATAGTACGGCTCTGCGGGAACCCGGCTCGCTACGGTAACAACTTGTGCGTTCATGCCACCCTCGCCGACACAGTTTCGTGCCCTGAAGTCCATCGACCGAACTTGATCGCCTCAAAAGCCGCCCATTCCAACATCATAGTCACGTGCTTGACACTGTGGACGTAGACATGCTCGGCAGGGCAGAAGAACCGCTCTGTGACTTCCTCGCCCGGACTGACCATCGGAAGCATGAGCAGCAACTGCCCGCCATCCTTCAGCAGCCGTTTGCATTCGGTCAGGAACGGACCGGGATCGTGAATGTGCTCAAAGAGGTCGAGCGCGACGATCAGAGAAAACGAGCCGGGATTGATCCGCGCCGTAACCTCCGGGAAGTACCCGAACATTAAGTGCGCTTCCGGCCCCGCCGTTTCCTGGATGTACTCGCGGTACGAGCGATCAACGTCGATCCCGAAGACAGGCGTAAACCCGGCATCGTGAAGCCTGCGAAGGAGGTTCCCAGGAGCGCAGGCGATTTCAAGCGCGCCCCCGCCCGCTCCCTCGATCTGCCCCATCACGTACTCGTTCTTCGTGACGCCGCACTCGTGGTGACTGTCTACGTTGAAGGACTGCTCGGCGATTGTGGAACGACCATTCTCGTGCGTCCAGTAGTCACGCTCGTAGATCGCCGCAGGGTCCACTGGAGCCATGCTGACGTACGTCCCACACAGCGTGCAGATTTGATAGTCCTGCACGCTGCACGGGCACAGATTGTGTGCGCATGGGATGATCGGTGTACGCGGGTCTTCGGCTATCGGCGCTGCTTTTCTCCTCATCCTGGCACCTGCGGTTCCGGGACCGGCTTTCTGCCGATGTACAGGATACTGTAGCAGTCCGGGTTGTCATCTACGAAGTCGTCGCGGATCGCTTCGTAGGTATGCAGGTAGGCGGTCAGTTCTCCGACGTGGCTCTCGTGTCGGTGATTCCCGTTGTCGCAGTCGTAGGGCGGGTTCGCCTCCAATCCGCGCAGGACGTTGCGCCGAAAACGCAACCGGTCCGGGACCGCAATCAGCATGTACCCGCCCGGCTTCAGCACCCGATCCCACTCGCGCAGGACCGGCCCCCAGTCCGCGAAGTCTTCGAGGAGGTGGCTCGCGTGCACGAAGTCGAGGGTGTGATCCTTGAACGGCAGGTCAGTCGCGTCGCCCTGGTAGTGGATGTTGCCACGCTCCCGGTTCGGGTTATACGACTTGAACTGCTCGTCGGGGAGGTCGAGCTGGATCGCCCACGGCGCGATTGGAGACCCGTCGCTGCCAAGATCGACGCCGTTCCCTTGAACGTACTCGGTCACAAGATGACGATGCCTGTCTGTCTCGCTCATCGTCCCGTCTCGACTTTCTGCAGACGGGCTTCCGTCAACAGTATTGGGAATAACGTCTCCATCTCAAGTAACTGAGTGTAGCGCTCCCTCGTGATAGTTACGCCGACCACTCCTTCAACCAGTTTGGAAAGTCGTTCGACTTCACGCTCCAATTCTGACAATCTGTCGTTCGTACTTGGTTTTCTCATCAGTCGCCGCCTCCTATTCAGCCCTTGATCCTCTCCATCAGCCCGAGAAACAGCATGTGAAGGATCACCATGTGAACGTCTTCCGCTTGCTGCATACTCTCGGTGGGAACGTGGATCGAGATGTCAACCGTCTTCGCCAGCACGCCGCCGTCGAAGCCTGAAAGTCCGATCGTCGTCACACATTCACTCTCACTCGCGACCTGTACGGCGTTGAGAACATTCGCGCTGTTCCCGCTCCCCGACACGGCCACCAGGACCGCCCCGCATTCGTTCCACGTTGCCACTTGCGGGGCAAAGACGTTCGACCATGCGCTGTCGTTGGCCCATGCGCTCACAAGCGGCGTAGCGTCGTTCAGACAGATCGCCTTCAGCGGCTTGCCGGTCTCTAGGCCGATATTCTTTTGCAGATCATTAACGATGTGGGAACATGATGACCCGCTACCGCCGTTGCCGCAGAACATGACGACTTTGTTGTTTTGCCAGGCTCCGTAGAGTGCGTCTACAGCCTTAATCACCTCGAATATGTCTATCCACTGTACAAGCGTCGCAACCTGCTCGCTGTACTTCACAAAGCGCCGAACAATCGGACTATCTGTGCCGTACTGTCCGTATCCCTCGTGCTGAGACATCTTGGTGCACTCTTGCAATTTCTGTTTGAGGCGTACTCGTTTGTCGCCCCTCAATTCCTCCGAAATCTCTGGTAAAGCCATCGTTCCGCCGCCTCCTACACGGCTCACGCGCTGATGTTACTCCCCTGGCTCGCGTCAACAAGCAGCGAACTCGCTTCGCCTGCAGTATCCGCACTCGTCGGGGTCATCCCCTTCGCCTGCATCGCGATGATCTTCGCTTCCGTCTCCTGCTTCTGCGTCAACGACTCCGCCTGAACGGTCTTGATCTCGTTCGGCGGAATTTTCTCCGCCCGCGCTACCCGCTCGACGCCGCGAGCGTGCGGCAGGAGGTGGTTGTTGACCTGGCTTATCGTCCGGTCGGTCGTTGCCTGCAAATCCCTCGGCGTCTCTGCGAAGTACGTGGGCCAATCGCACGAGACTTCCATCTCCGGGTCCCACGTCCGAATTTGTGGAAATCCGCCCATGTTCTGCAGGGCGGTCAGGACCTGGTGAAAGAAGAGGCACAGGCCAGACGCGCCCCAGAGTTCGCGCTTGCGATCGGCGGTCGCGATCGTCCGGGAAAACGTCATCGCGAAAGCCAGGCTCGTCATGTTCCCTTTGTTCGTGATCGCGGCAGGGTCCACCCGCGAAAGGCCAACGCCCCGGTACAGCAAATCCTCCATCCGGTCGGCGTATGATCCGCTGTATGCGCGCGCCGCCCCGGAGGGTTCCAGCAGTTTCGCGTCGGCCCGGACATCCGGGTTATCGTTACGAATGCTCAGTGGTTCACCGGGCAGCAGCGGCCCCTCGTTATCGACATCTGCATTCGTGACCACCAGGTTCGGCTCGCTGTGCATCTGGTTGCCGCGATCTTCGCCGTGCATCGTGAGGGCGATACGATCGATCAGGCGAAACACGCGCCAGCAGTCGCCTTCTCCGAGCGGATTACCGGCCACGGCTTTGTTGCGAATGACCGTGATCGGAATGACGCCGAGCGGGTTCTCCTCCTCGCTCTCGATCTGCCAGCGTCCTGGGTCGTCGGTGTCGCCAAGGTGCGTCCTGTAGCCGGGCAGGGAACCGATCCCCGCAATATCCGACGCGCCTGCAGGCAGCGGCACGTACTTGACGAACTTCTCGTCTGTCCACTCCTCGCGGTAGTAGTACCAGTTGCCGTCGGTAAGGCTCCGGTACGGGTACTGGATGCGCGCCATAAGTAGGTTCAGGCGGTCGTGCGGGTCGATCCAGACGCGACACTCGGTCGGGATCTTCAAGAAACTGATCTTGACCGGGCAAGCCTTGTCATTCGGATCGACCATGAACTTCGCCGCGAGCGCGCCCTGGTTGCCTGCGTCCTCCGCGAGCGGGATGTACTGGCTCGGCAATCCGTTGCGCTTGATGATCGTCTGCAGGAAGTCGTCGAGGTTCGGGTCGTCCGGGACCGAGAAGGTCGGGACGCCGTTCCTGAACGTGAATTCCGCGAGTTCCGAGACCATCATGCCCACGTAGGGTAGGGGCGTCGGCTGCGGCCCCTTTTCTCTCGGCCACTGGCTCGTGCCGAACGCGTGGGTCGGGTACGGGCGCATGTTATAGTAGTCAAACGACTGCCAGGCGGCGAGTGCGGTTTCCAACTGAAACGGGGCAGGCGTCGTCGTGTTTATGAGATCGTTACCGGTCACGCGCGCCCCTTCTCAAGCAAACGTAAACTTATTCCGAACCTTGCCGCTCGCCCGCTCGACCCGGTTCACCTGTGGCGGAAGTGCGAACGCCAGATTGAGCGCGTCCGCGTCGTCCGGGCTTCTCTTGATCCGCTTCTTCGTGTCCGCCTTCTTTTCGACTTCGCGACGGCCCTGGCTGTCCACCTTCCATGTCGGCGACATGCACTGGGAGCGCAGGAGGGACTTGGAGTGGGGGGTCAGGCGCGATAGGTCGAGGTCGCCCGCATCGGCTCTCTCGGCGACCGTAAACCACAACTCCGACCGCTTGTTCGGATAGTCCTTACGCGCAACTGCGTTGTTCGCGCTGTTGATTTCCTTGAAATCGTAGGGGCCGCGCAGGTCCACGACGCCTCCCTGAACGTCGTCGATCTGGCACTTGACCTGGTGCGGACTCTCACCCTTCGCGTGGAAGCGCTCCGCGAGCTGCTTGAGACGGCCAGCAATCTGCAGGTTATCCCAGCCGTTGTGCGTCTCGTGGTGCAGGACACAGCAATCGCGGCGCACGATGAAGCTCGTGAAGTCGTCGCCGAAACGCGCCTTGTCGCACCCGATAAACGTCGTTCCTTCTTCCGGCAACTCCTGCTCGTGCATGGCTGCCTGCCACGCCGCATCACTCCAGACCGAGGTTGCACCGGTAGACGGCCACCTGCCCAGCAACCGGCTCTCGCCGAGCGGCCCAGGCCGGTACCACGTCCCGCTCCCTTTCGGAAACTCGAAGTCCCGGCTCCTCTTGTCCTCGTGGCTGACCGGCTCGCACCACTCCCGGATGCGCCCCTCCACCCAGTCGAGGTCAACCGCCTTAGGGAAGGGCTTCGGCTTGCCTGCGAGTTCAGCGGCGATATTCGGGTGGTCGAGGCACGAGATGTCAATGACGTGCCACTTGCCGGAGCTGATGCATTCGTCGTACGCGACTGACGAGGTGTCGGTCGGATTGCAGAGCGCCAGCCAGTACGCGACATCCGAAGACATCATCGCCTCGCCCGCTATCCAGTAATCCGACTGGATGCCCACGCACTCATCGTAGAGCAGGAATACCGCCTGCTCGTGCCGTCCCTGGAAAGCCGCGTCACTGGAGGCCGTCAAGCCCATCGCGACATGATCGGGGCTGCTCTCCATCCTCGGCGCTTTCGGCAACATGCAGTGACGGAGCGACGGCGGCCGCTGCAGTCGTATCTCTTTCCAGATGACATCGACCACAGAGTTCTTTGTCGGGGCCGTCGTGATGCACTGTCCGACCGGATAGGCGTCGTAGAACCAGTTCACGAGGCCGCCCGCAAGGTGGGACTTCCCTACACTGTGTCCGGCCTTGACCAGCACTCTCTTGTGCTTCAGGAGCGCCTCGACAATCTCGACCTGCTTCGGCCACCACACGACCTTCAGGACTTCACGCGCGTACGTCACCGGATCGGTCCGGTACTCCTGGCACGCGATGTCGGCCACGAGGCGCGACGAGAGGTCCGAGAACCACGATTGGGCGAGCGTGCGGCCGTCTTTTAGTGTGGCTGCTGGCATCAGACGATCTGCAATCCCTGCATCGGCCCTCGATAGATCGCATCAACGAACGGCTGGAACACAATATCGCGCCAGTTCGTCCCCCACAGCACCTTTTGTTCGATCTCGTAATTTTCGAGTTGAAACGCCTTACTCAACTGCTCGTTAAGCGCGGAGCAAATTGCATCGCGGATTTGCTGGATGGCTTCCTTCTTCATCTTTCGAATATCGTCGTCAATGAACTCATCGATTGGGTTTAGCACGCCTCACAATCCCCCTCAAAAACCACCACTGGCACAGCACGTCCATGTCCGCAACCGTCTGCATACGGGCGTACGGGGTCTTCAGGAAGGCTTGCCAGATGCGGTCGCGGTGGGTCACTTGTTGTAATTCACGCGCCAGCACGCGCCTTTCAACTCAGGATCGACAAGCACCGGCAGCCCCATCAACCCCTTCACGTCTGTGGTTCTCACAAAACCTTCTTCACGCAGGTTCGCCTTGAACAAGTCGATGTAGTCAGGATGGACCGAAACCGAAACCGCCATCGCAGGCATTCGGTCGGCGAACCAATCCATGATCTGCTTAACGGTTTCCAGCGAGCAAGGCTCAGTCGCGGCATCTGAATAGGTACTGTTCGTGAAGTCGATCACTTCAATCCATCCCACCGCTTAAACGTCACCATCGGGACTTCCGGCACTTCCGCGTACTCCGGCACCAACTCGTATGCCGCACTGTGAATAAACACCTGAAAGCAGTTCCGCATGGCGTCGTACGACGATCCGACCGCGCGGGCATCTTCCGGCAGCGCATTCCCGATCACCTGCCACGGCTCGTTCGACCGGCACATTAAGACGAGCATTTCCGGCGTCACCGGCATTCGCATGACACGGCGGTCTGTGTGTTCGCGCTTGATTATCATCGTTTCACCTCGCGATACTCCAGACACCGGCGGCAGTAGAACAAATCAACGTCGCCGATCCGTATCTTCTTGTCCGATTCAGGAACATCAGCAAGGACAGTATCTGACCGTAAATGCTCGAAATAGTGCTCGCACGGCTTCGTCGGCCGCTGACCGATCGGAATGCCGTCGGGCACAATCTCCGTCACGCTCGATGACGGTGGAACACGATCCTCTGGCTTCGCAGTATTGATTGGTCGGTATCCGGTCATTCCGCCACCACTTTCCCGACATACCGCCGCCCGTAATGATCCACAAGCCGAACCTCCCAGACACCCTCGACTTCCAGCGTTTCGACCACCTTGAGCGGAATATCCGGTCGTTGTTTCTCGATCTTCGCTGGACCGTCCGGCGGCGTCTTGATGTGCCAGTTCCAACTCTTGTCCGCGCGGCGCTTGCCGATTGGCCACTTCTCGGCGACCCAGCCACACCGCCGAACGTCGTTGAAGACCTTCGACCCGAACTTCCGCTTGAAAGCCTTCGCAAACTGGATTTCGTTGCCGAAACGCCTGCGTGCCTGGCTGTAGGCGTCTCCCTGGCAGAAGCAGGACCGGAGCCGCGTCTGAGCCTCCACGTCACGCACCGCGCTTATCGCCGCAAACACCTCTTCGTCAGAACTCTCTGACGAAACACTCATCCCGATCTCGTGAACACGGACAGCGTGACCCGTCAGCGCATCCACGATCACATTCTTGACACGCAAACCCATAGCAGGTACACTTGAACCGTCGGTCGTTGTAGCCAGCACTGCAACCTCCTTCACGTTATAAGAGCCGATCCTCCGCAAAAGGATCGGCTCTCGTTGTTTCTTTACCCAAACTCTGTTCAGAGTCTGAACACTTTTCTAACCTTCTAAAACGCGCACGCGCGCTATCTACACTGTATTAGTATATTAACTCTCTAATACATAGGCAGAACAGAATTCCCAAGGTGGTACTAATCCGCCACCATCGCCGTATTTACGATCCAACCTCGACCGAAAAATTACCGCGACTTTTTTGGGGGTCGTTTCCCACCACGGCCTACCCCCTCGCCGTTCATGACGCCACGGGTACCGGGTAGGGGTCCTGACTTGCAGCCACGCGTCTACTGTTAGGAATGACTGGTACTAGACTACGTAACATACCGTTTATTATCGGACGTTGCGCACACGTGATAACTGCAGACGTGTGTCTGCCTACTTTGGAGGGGCGTTGACCAGTTGCGCAAGCTCGCGACTGATGCCGTCAAGGGCTTTCGGGTCCGTCACGTGCGTACGTATGATGTGAGTTACCGCGCCGAGCATAACCATTGCCTGCTGTACGCTTATCATTTGCTGGCTGTCTACGAGGTGTTTCCGCTCGCTCTCCTTCAGCAGCCGTATTTCCTGCGTTATCTGGCGTAACTCTTGCCACGCAGCCCGCTCGTTGTATCCTGCGTCTATCGCATCCAGGATGGCATTTAAGGCGCGTTCGCGTGTCTGTGCTGCATCCTTGCCAAAGGCGTTACGGTAGGTCTGTGCGTGGTCGTGAAGGGCTTGCCAGAGCGCTCCACTCTCCTCTTGTGAAGTGGCGGATAGTACATCCCAGAAGCGTGCCTGAAGCAGAGCAATAGCAGATGTGAGCGAAAGGATGTTCGGATCGTTCATCGATTCACGGTAGCTGTCCTGCAGTCTAGCCGGGATGAACTTGCTACTGCCACCATGTTTATAGGTAGCAGATGCGATACCGCCAGGCGACCTTCCGCCGTGGTGATAGCAGACCGACTTGCCTATCATCGCGGGTCGTCCGCACGGTCCTCCGTGGCGTTTTGACTTTGCTGTACACATCCGATTGACACCGGGTGTCTGTTGTGACATAGACTGTTGCACGGCTATCGCCAGGTCTTCCACGGTATTACCTATCCCTCATTATTTGACAAACCCTAACAGATAGTGTATCCTCTTATACGGAGGATTATCGACAATGGACGAAACCGAGAAAATTCGCGAAGTGATGTCTATCCTCGGATCGCGAACATCCGAGAAGAAGAAGAAACAGAGTGCCGACAACGGCCGCGCTTCTGCTGATCTCCAACGTGGCCGCGTATTCAGCGCCGAGACGCGCGCCAAGATGAAGGCAGCGCAAGCGGCACGGCGAGCGCGAGAAGCGGCCGAAGAGACCACCTAGGTTTTTTTCAACTATTTTCTACATGTAGACAAAATATGTCTTGACACACGCTAACAGATAGCGTATACTGTAGATGTGAGAACGAACTAAATACAGAGACATCCCGGAACGGTACCAACCTCTACCTGCAACCCCGAAGTGGACAAGCAGGAAAAGCCGAGATGTGACCACTAGCAGACAGAGGATGGATTGCAGGCTCGCTGCCTGCCTGCTGGTTTATCGTACGCATCGACAAACACAAGGAGCCAGAGACAATGGCAAGCACGAACGGCATGGGCGCTCACTACCACGCGCTAGTCATCATGCAAAACGGAACCGTTCACCGGGTCGCAACAAAGCAGACGGCCGAACAATGCGCAACGTACCTTGCGTTACGGTTTACCCCTCCGCTTTGGAATGAGGCTCGGGTTCGCCGCGATCTCATCAAAATTGGTACGGTAGAGATCGAAGACGACAAGTCGCTCATCGTTGAAAGCTGCAACGACGTTTGTTGCCACATCTAAGACTGTTACCGCCGTCAGAGAATGGACCCTCCGCTCGCTGCGGAACGGCGGTTTGATCCTGGTATCGCACACATCACATCATGGAGGTTTTGAGACAATGACACGGCAGGAACAAATCGAATTCGTTCGCGAGCTTTCGAACAACGTCGCGAACAGCATCATTGAGCAAATCGAACGAGATCGCGTTCTGGCAGACTGGGACGGCAAGGAGTTGCGTCTGCTGCTCGCAGACAAGCATTCCGAATGGGACATGGCAACACGCGCAGACAAGCGCCGATACCGCAACACGGTCGCCATTCGCGGCTTGTAAGTCACACAAGCAAAAGCTGCCGGGTTTCGAACCTGCACAGTTCCCCCGGCCGCACGTCCCCTCATGGTCACGAAAGGACAGTTAAGATTATGGCACAGACGGATTATGAGCGCGCCGTTCAGCGCGTGGCAGAAGTTCTCAAGCGCAAATCGCCGCAAACGTTGGCTGCTATTCGCTCATGGGTTAAGGCGGTCGGATCGGACGCTATCCTATCCGCAACGAAGCGCGATATTCGCGAATGCGCAGGAGCGTTCTAACCATGAACGACCGAATATTACAGATCCCACTCCATGAGATCATAGCCGGTGAAAACGACCGGCTGCAATTCAATCAGGACGCGCTCCGCGAACTGGCAGAGAGCATTCAATCAATAGGGCTTGCGCAACCGATTACCGTTCGGCCGATCATGCAGGACGGCGAACACATCGGACTGTACGAGATCGTAGCGGGCGAACGGCGATTCCGAGCGTGCAAGCTGCTAGGGATGGAAACAATTCCGGCGCTCGTTCGCGAAATGACCGACGAGAGTGCAGTCGCAATTATGCTGGCTGAGAACCTACAGCGCGTAGACATCAGCCCGCTTGAGACCGCGAAAGCGTTCCGCAAACGGATCGATCAATTCGGATGGACGCACGAAGAGATAGCCAGTCACGCGAACGTCAGCGCGTCCCTAGTCGCGCGCCGTCTTAAACTCCTCGGCTTATGCCCGGAAGCCGCATTCCTACTCGAAAAGCAGAACCTTCCGATCGGACATGCCGAAGTCATGGCGCAACTCGACAGTAACCGGCAAATGCTTGCGCTCCGGCTATTCCAGGGCAGCCGCGCACCGAGCCTGCAAGAGTTCAGAACTTATTGTTCGCATCTCATGGCCGAACAGACACAAGAGTCTATGTTCGATCTTACCGAGTGCATGTATCAGACGCAGGTCGCAGCCGTGGCGGAAGTCACCACGAAACGCGGCGCGGGCGTGCAGACACACCCGAACTTGCCGACCGCGAAAGCGAAAAAGACGATCGCGGAGACAATCGAGCAGTACATCGCGGATCTATCCGCCGTCGGGCAGTCGGGTATGGCGCTCGCGATATGCAATCTGTACGACGCGCTCGTATCGAACGGAATGACGAACGTTCCGGCCTCTCGCCTCTTGCCGTCGTCGCTGATTGATAGCGGCGAAGTTGTCAGACCGACCTACTTTAACCGCGCACGACCGGCGCAGAATGGCACAGGTGACAGCATGAACACGACTACCGCCGAACTGCTATCCGCACTCGAAACCGCACAGAAGATCATTGCCACCGCGCGCCAATACTTCCCGAAGTCAATTCGGAACTCGGATCGGTTCGCGCTTGAGGCCGCATCAGCAGAGATCGGCAAAGCTATTCATAAGGCAACGGAGGTAGAAGCATGATCCTAACCACGCTCGCCGGCCTCCTCCTGCTGCTCTGCGTCGTGTTCGGCGCGAAAGGAGATACGCCGTGAACGAGATACCACTCCACATCCAACACGCCATCAGCAACAGCCCGGTGTTCGCCGAAATGACGATCAAGCTAAACCAGATCGTACAGCTCTGCAACCACGAAGGCACGACGCTCGCCACGGAACAGCGCGAAAGCTTGGAGGTTGTTCGCGTGCTGACGACGATCAAAGATGATCCGCGCGTGTTCCGGCTTTACGCGGACTACGTGGCGGAACAGGTACACGCAGAGATCAACAAGAGGGAGACAAATGAATTCGCGCGATCTCGACAAAGCCAGCAGACTTGCCGACAAACACACTTCTGAAGAACTGGGACAGATGTGCATGGAAACTGTTGGCAACAAGAAACAATCCGATATTCTCGCGTGGGCCGTGACCCTGCGACTCGCCGCGAACCGGGCCGCTGCTGGCAATCCTGTTCCCACTTGCGGATACTCTGGACGACAAACTAACCGGCGGCGCTAACAAGGAGATTGGAAATGGAAACACTCTGCACGATCATCTGCAAAGGTAACGACCTGTACGAAGACTACGTTTATACCTGCGTGCCTCTCAAAGAGGCTATCGAAAACGCCGAAGAAGCACTCTGCACCGAGAAATACAAATTCGTCCGCGTCTACGCCGAGACCAACAACGGCACAACGCTAACGCTCATCTACTCACCCACACCCTGAGAAAAGGAAGCGGCCACGCCCGGAAAGGAGTAAACCGAGCGCGGCCGCTTTAGAGCCGTCGGGGGACAGGCGACGGGAGTGGGGCGGAAGGAAGGCGGACACAAAGAAAACAGGCTCGCGTCCACAATGGATGGCGAGCCTGCTCTGTGCAAAGGTGTGAGACGCAACTATCTCCACTGCAATTCTACTGCAAGCAGTTCAATTTTGTCAAGTGCTCGGTTTTTTGTGTAACTATTTTTCAGTTTTTTACAAAATACCTAGTTTTACCCCTTGACAACCGGTACTAGGTATTGTAAAATTAACCTATCACAAACACACAGGCGAGCCGCGCTGGAACCGCGATCGCCGCGACGAAGAGGAGACTACGAAGATGATTAAGGCAAAACTGTTTGACAGCCCAGCAGACAAGTATGGATGCGATGTGATCGCGCATTTTCCAACAGACGGTAAGCCTTATCTGACCTATAGTGACGGCACGCGAATTCGCGGCAAGGCAATCGCCGACGTTTTCGCGTCTGGCTTGACCGCAAGCCAGATCGAACTTCTGAAGTCCGCAAATTACCCCATCGTCGGAACTAAGGAGTAATCATGGACACATTAAGCCCAGTTGAGTTTTTAAAGTCGTTTGACAACACGAGACTCGTCCACTGCATCCAGACGCCGTTATCCGTCGCAGGGCTGAATAACCTGCTGGAAGAGCATAACGGCGCAGGGGACTTCATTTCGAAATCTGATTGGCCGAGGGCTGTAGAAGCAGCAACTTACAATGAGCGGTTAATCCGAGACGGGATCGGATTGACCTACGAAAACGGATGGCTCGTGATGTACCACGGCTCGCAGCGCAAAGCGTATCGAGGATCGTCGGTGGAAGGTTGGGGCAGCGGTCTAACTGACAGCGACCGCGAATATGCCAGATCGTTTTTCGAGAAGTAGGGTTAGTCGGGGCGCGCCGCTGGAACCGGCCGCCCCCGGACGACAAAGGACAAAAAAAATGAACTATGTGATTTCATCCAAGCAACGATTTAACACCGCCGAAGAGGTGTTCTCGGCAGCATCGGACCCGATCGGTATGCGCGGTAACCTCTGCGTAGAGCAAATCACGCAATCGCCGCGCCGCACTCGCATTGTGGTTGAGTGCAACGCTAAAGGGGCATGGTACGGATCACTTGGCGGCTACTACAATGCCGCGCAATTACTGGCCCATGACATGGGCGCAAAAATTAGGGAAGCAAAAGAGAGTGATTTGCGGGGCGCGTGACTGGACTCACCGCCCCCGGCCCGCCAGGAGACAGCGGGCATACTCAGTTTACCAGGGAGACAACCAATGCCGCGATACATCCTATCCAACATCAAAGGCCGCGTCGTGTTCGTGCGGCCAGATATGCCCCGGACGCCGATTATCCAGGTGTTTAGCCACTACGGACAGGCCGAAACGAAACGCGCGGTAGAGCTGATCCAGAAGGCCCTTGAGGCGGAGGAACAAACCAGTGGGCAAGATTAAGGACCGTCGCGCCGTCACCAGCCCGGTCAACGCCCGCAAGGGTGGCAGGCCGCGCACAGTCGGCGACGGCGAAATCTACAGCATCAAACTCCCGCGCACGCTCTACGACTGGCTGCGCTCCTTGCCCACCGAGGAGGTGCGGAGCCGTCTGACGCGGTGGATGGTCGAAGAGCATATTGTCTAGAGACGTTTCCGGCTGTGACGGTCTACGGCCCCGACCACGCGCAGCCGGTCGTCGTCCCACGTAGACTTATCTGTCGTCACGACCCCCGCCGCCGTCGGGTTACCTACATCACGGACTTTGCTGCCTTGTGCAATCGCGATCTTGTATCGCTCGCGCTCGATCGGGTCCGACGGGTCGCGCATAATCATCTTCGCCTCTCGTATCTTATCGCGCACAAGCTCCGCCCACCGAAACAGCGTACTCTCGTGACGGTACCGGTCCTTACGCACCAGGCTCGGATAATCGCACTGCATCTCCTTAAACGTTTCGCCGTCTTGACTGCGCCGCCAGACTTCCACCTTCAACTGCCACGACGCTGCGCCCGTTTCGCGCTCGGACAAGAAACCGTTCCTGCCGAGCCAGCGCGCTAAATCGACATCGCGCGACACGCACAGCCGCCGCGCAATAACCTCGTCCGTGTTTGATTTGTCCATAAATCAAAATCAGTCGAGATTTGGAAATGTCCTTCTACTGATGCTCAAGCCCCTCCCGCGCCAGCGCGATCAACTCCCGACACCGATCGCACGGCGCTTCGTAGTAGCCGTGTGCGAGGATCGTGGCAGGTTCCGTGTCGGCGATTGCCTGGAGTGTATTGCTAAATCGGGCATTCTGTGCGAGCAATTCGTGAATAGCTTCCCAAGCGGTTTCCAAGTCCGTAATTGGTCGGTTCATTCTGCTCCACCTCCTCCCTCTCGCCCCGCTCGCCGTCGCTGTCGTCGTGCCCCGCTCGCGCCGTCGGTGGTGGTGGGCGTGGTGGGGCGGCGTGGATAGTAAACGCGGGTACGCGCTTTATAGGCAACAACGTCAGCACGACTGAGCATCTTGCGACCTTCGATATGGGTCAGAATACGGATGTGACCCCTCTTGATTGCCTGATAAACAGTGATCGTTTTTAACTGAAGCAGATCAGCAGCAGCGGGAATATCGATAAGATCGGCTATGTCAACACCGTTGTTATATGCGCAAGCGCCATTGAATGACGAAGGGTCCTTGCCACACTTGCGAATGTTGCAGGCAGGATGCGTTACCTGCATGTTTTCAGCGTTGTTCGATCCACCTAGCACCTCAGGCTGTCGGTGGTCTAGGTGCATTCGATCAAAATCAACCGGCGTACCGCACAAAGCACAGATGCCGCCGTCACGCTCATAAATCATCCGCCGAAATAAATGATCCTTCTCCGCATGCAGCAAAGAAGTAAAACGTGAATCTGTAATGCCGCGATAGTATTTCACTTCTGCTCACCGTCCTTCTGTATCTTCTGCTCCAAAGAACGGATCAACTCGCGCACAATCTCGGTCTGAGAACGACCTTCCTGCGCTGCGTACGTCTCAAGGATTTGCTTCTCCTTGGGCGTAATCCTAATACCAATCATGTTCTTCTCCATGCTAACAATTTTACTGCAAAAATTAAAACTTCCGAACACATCCTATGATAGCATATTTATTGACAAATTGCTAGCGATCGTGCTACAATACTAAAACATCGAAAGGATACTACAATGCCCAAGACTTACGAAATCGTACCGTGCAACCCGTTCTACAATTCGGCGTTCGAGCAAGTGGCAGGCTACTGCGCCGCCGCGCCGAATTGTAGGCTCGAAGACAAGGATGAAGCGATTCGCCGATGCAATGCATTGCAAGCAGAATTCCCGGCGTGGCAATGGGAAGTCAACGAGCACGAGGGAAGGTTCTACAATCGCATCCATTCGGCACAGAAGAAAGCAGCGCAATGAGCAGAAGTATATTCGGATGGTCGTATCCGCCAGGATGCAGCGGGCCGCCTGATTATCCCGACGAAGCGGACGCTGTTCAACCGCAATGCTCGTGCGGCGCGTATCTCTCGTGGAAGCCGCACAGAACCGAGCGCGTAGACATCATGGCTAACTGTCCAGGGTTTACCGAGGAGGATGCTGAATTCATGTGGGAATCTGAATGCGGGAACAATAAGCCGCATGAGCCACACAAGTTTTTGTACGAGTACCGCACCGTGCTGATATGGGATTGCAAGCGATGCAAGAAGGAATATCGGTACACCGGATAGGAACAGGGGCGGAAGCAGGGAGAGAGCGAGACGCCGTGAAACACATATCAACAGTGGTCGATTACATCATTACATGCTCTAGGTGCGGTGAAAACCAGAGCATCATCGACGCGGGCTTAGTAGCATCATCAAAACGAGAAGCGGAAATAATGTTCCGCGCCGACGGATGGAAGATCGGCAAAGAAGCACTCTGCGAACGATGTTCGGGAAACATGATAGAGGATAAAGAGGAGACCGATAAGGCATGACCGACACCACACCCGCACCGCCGACCGACACGGCCGACCTGAACGTACAGATAGCGACACTGCGCGGCTGGACCGACGCCGTGACCGTGGACCCGGAAGGCAACGAATGGAATATCGTGCGCAACCAAGACACTGATGAGGAAGAGTACGACTGGAGCGCGCTGCCCAACTACGCAAGCGATCCGGCCGCTGCGTTTGAACTTCTGGATCACGCTCTCACAATCCGGCAAGTGTTCAAGCACGAGATTAGCAAGGGTCTACCAGACGGCCCACACAGGTATTGCCGCATCTATACTGCTTTCGGGACTTTTGTTGGATGTGCGGACACGCTACCGCTCGCCATTGCGCTCGCCTGCCGTGACGCGCTCAGCAGTCTGCAAGGAGACACCGACAATGGAACAGACTGAACTCGACGCCGCCAAGAGCCGAGCGTTCGACGCAATTGCACGGATGGTCGGCATGACGCACTACCCGGCGAATGAAATCCTGCACGGCGTTCGTGCTGAAATCGATATGACTGTGCAGAAGTACGGCCAGCCTGACACCGCGCCGCCGCCGCCGACCGAGGCGCAAGAACCGCAGGGATTATGCTACGTTCTGTCGGAAGCAGCGAGAAAATGCGAAGTGTACCCAGTAATGTCTAGAACGTACCAACATTCATCTAACCTAGCTGTTCCGTGGGAGCAGAAACGCCTCGCCGCCGAAACCCGCGTGAAGGATCTGGAAACCACAGTCGCAGGCCAAAATCTCTACATCGCGTCCTGCCACATCGGGACCGATAACAACCTCAACGAACTCGCCACCCTCCGCACCCGCCTGGAGCGAGCTGAAGAGGCGCTGCGCCAGATACTTGAGGCATATCTCAATCGAAACCTTAGTAATTCAGAAACATTCGAAAGAATGTCGAATATCGCAGCCGCCTACTTCCTGCCGCCGTCATCGGACGCAGTGGAGGCGGGTGGCGAGGAGGGAGGAGGAGCGTGAAAGTTCAGGACTGTACGCGAGTTCACGCGCTGAAGATACTGCCGAGATATTTCGCAGCCATTCAGCGCGGAACTAAAACGTTTGAAGTCCGAAAGAACGACCGGAACTTTGCTGAGGCCGATACGCTCATGCTTCGTGAATGGTCCGACGAACTCGGATATACAGGGCGAACTCTTAGAGTGCGCGTCAACTACGTCATGCACGGCGGACAGTTCGGGCTTGAGGAAGGGTACTGCGTTATGGCAATCGCCCCTGAGATGCTCGTCCACAACCACGGCCCCGAAGTGCATGGGGAGTGAATGGAAAGGGAGGGAGCGTGAGCATTCAACCACAGATTTATAATGTCACGAAAGTCCATGGCGACGGCCAAGAAACCGCAATCATCGTCCCGATCCAGTACCCGATCGTACAGTTCCGTGTGAGAGTCGGTAAAGGATGGTGTGCAGAGGGCTACGAGTTCGCGGAACACAACGCTCCAATCCGCGACCATTTAGACGACATCTACAGCGCCATCCAACAGCAATTCAATCTCGCCGACTTGGTATCACAATACTACTCTATCCCATCAACGGTTGAAGAGTTAGAGGAATGGGATGAGGAGTTTTGGGACTACGGCTGCCGATGGTTCGAAGTTTGAGCCTCCCGCAACGCCCTAAGCGCCGCCTCCTTTGGCCCCATTGCCGCCCGCTTCTTAACCGTCGCGGGCTTCTCATGGCGTACCGGGCCGGTGCCGAGGGTGGTTCGGATTTGGGTGATGTTGGGGTTGGGGTTTTTCATCTGGGTATTCTCCTTCTGTAAGATGCCTGACGGCGGGTCGGCATGGATTGTTGTATGCGTGGATCAATAGGCGTCGGGTCTGCCTCGACCTCCATCGCCGCGATAAGCGAGTAGAGTTCCTGCTGATCGATCCCCAGGTACTCGTAACTTTGAGACGGATCAGAATGCCCGTAGAACGCCTGAATATGCTTGATCGTACACCCCTTGACCTTCATGAGCGCCGTCCCCGCGAACCGTCGAAACGCGTGCGCTGAAAGCGGAACGCTTTGCTCGATGCCCGCGATCCGACAGAGCGAAACGAGTATCCCCTTCATACGCTGCTCGCTCATCGGCCGCACGACCGGAACGCCCTCCTGCGAAAACACCGGCACCGCAAACAGCCGCTCGTGCTCGTGCGGCCGACTCTCGATCCATGCGCGGACGTGCTTAACGGCGTTCGGATGCAGCGGGAGAGTTCTGTTCTTATCGCCCTTCCCCTTCCGAACCGTGATCGTCGTGAAAGTACCCGCAATGTCCACGTCGGCCATGTGGAGCGCGCACACCTCGGCACGGCGAAGCCCGGTGTAGGCCAATATCGCGACAACTGCCGTCGCGAGCTGCGCGCGGTACACCTGGTTATCGCCGCGCCCGTCGATTAGGCGCGGGCACGCGTCGAACAGCGACTGCACTTCCTCGCGCGTCGCCCAGCGCTTACGCGGCTTCTCCGTGACCTTCACCTTAATCTGCCCGATCCCCGCACACTGCTCCAACCCGATCAATTTTCGCTCATACAGCCACTTCGCGAAACTCTGTATAGCCGCCATACCCGCCGCCCGCGTCCGCTGCGCCTTCCCCGCCCTCTTCCGCAGCGTGTCGTACGTCCGCACAAAGTCTGCCGTGACATCCGCAGGCTCCGGCACCCGCCCGATCTTGCCAACCAACCACGCCACCAGCCCGTTCAAATGCGACACGTAGGCGCGACCGCTCGCCAGCGACCAACCCATCTTGTTGCACTTGTCGGCACGGAACGCCTCGATTAGTTCGTTCATCTGCTTTATCCTCCTAAAGTTAAGTATACACCCGTCTACTAATAACAAAGTGCCTAAACAAGAAATTAATAAAAACGCGTGGAAATACTGTAGGTATCTTTACCGTCTTTGTGTCTACTGCCGCCTATCGGATTAACTCGGATTATATGTCAGGTGTCTACGTGATCGGAGATTAAGGAGGGTCTTAAATGCGGGGAAAGTCGGGTATGATTGCTGGAATTAGCTGTTAAACTGTTTTAAGGGATGAGCCGGTTTACTTTGACTGGCTATGGCGAACCGGACGAGGAATTAACGTTTGGCGTTAATGGGCGAGTTAAACACCTGCTGCCTGGTAAACGGATGCAGCCGCCTTCACCAGTTGCACGAATTCGGCCCTCCGTCCGGGCGGTACGGACCGCGACGCTGAGATGATCTCTACGTCCTCCTTGCTCATTGACGGTTTTTCGGCCCCAAGAACCATAAACGCCTCGCGCTCAGATTTTCCGATTGCCTGCGCCAACTTGATGACCATTTCGTAAGTCGTGCGCGACTTTGCGTCAATTATGTTGCCGACCTGTGTTGGGCTTAGCTCGACGCGTCGGGCCAGCTCACGGTTAGACATTGAACCTTTGGTTTCGTCTATCCACCGCCCGAACGCCGACCAATCCAACATGGGATTGTTCAGCTCCACTGTATCACCTCCTTTATATCTGACAACTGTCCAATGTATATTACACTATACACTGACACTTGACAAGTGACCAATAGTTATATTACTGGGAAAATACCGGTATTTTTTGTACCGGACGAACATGAAATTTCGCTTGACAACAGTCAACCGTGCATTGTATGATAGACGCATGGATACTCAGACAAATACCCAACAAGATCAAAAGCCCCGATACCATCGTCTGAACGCCGCACAGATGCAACTCGTGCAGGATCGCCTGAACGACCGCACGCTGAATATCACCGAAGTGGCAAAAGACTGCGAACTTTCGCGCGCCATGTTCTATTACATAACCCGTGGTCAATCATCAACCACCCCCGCCAAGTTAGAGCGAATCGCGCTACGCCTGAACATAGATCCGAAAATACTTTGCTCCTAACCTAATTTATTTCGGTGAAATGTCCAATATGCACTTGACATATGTCCAATATTGGCGTATACTCTAATCAGTCGAACGAACTGAGAGGAGACACCCGAAATGTCACAGACAGCGACCAACAGCCTGACCGCCATGATGGAAGAGACGATGTTCGAGGCGATTAGCAAGCACCAGCCGCGCATGATCCCCATCATCCGCGAACTGCTGGACCGGGGCGAGACCCCGAAGCGGATCGAGGCGCAGTGTCGGCGCATGGTTCCGACGCACCCCGGTATGGACGGTGGCGAGTTGACGATGAACGCGATCTTCTACGCCGCATCCTACATCAAGAAGCACAAGAGGGCGGGACGATGACGACAACACCCATTCTCGCCTGGCATTTTCGAGATGCAGGCGGCACAACGAGCCGATTAGCCAAGCCCGAACATGTCGGCGTTCGCTATTCCGTCACACCGCCCGTTGTCTGCTGCTCAAACGGGCTTCACGGCTCGATCCGAGCGATCGACGCTCTGGAATACGCATCCAGCACCACCGCGATTATCTGCCGAACTTCCCACGAAGGCGAGATTGACAGGCAGCACGACAAACTCGCGTCTGAGCACCGGACGGTTCTGTGGCAAGCGGACTGCACGATGGCACTCCACGAGTTCGCGTGTCTGTGCGCCGAGCAGTCGTTCGAGATCATCAAGAAACGCGGGTCAGTAGTTGCGCCGGAAATGCTGGCTTGCGTTGATGCAAAGCGCAAGTGGATGCGCGGAGAGATCAATTCGGAAGAATTGGCCGCTGCCAGGGACGCTGCCTGGGACGCTGCCAGGGACGCTGCCTGGGACGCTGCCAGGGACGCTGCCAGGGACGCTGCCTGGGACGCCGCCTGGGACGCCGCCTGGGACGCTGCCAGGGACGCTGCCGCTAATGCGGCATCGGAAATCCAAGGCGCCAAGCTTCTCCGCGAGCACGGAGAACCTTTCTTCTTTCTCCCGATGTTCGGCTTCGACAGCCCGGAAGCGATTCCGGCGCGCCCGAGCAACTACGGGCAGACTGCCTAGCGCTCCCCAGAGGGCGGGCGCACTC